TCTCATCTGGCGCATCGTCAGCAAACATACCACCCAACGGTGATGTATCTACTGGCGGCGCTGCCTGTGTGGTATCGTCAGGAAATAGATCAGAAAGTGGTGTAGTCATTGAATAATCTTCTTAGCAATTAGTTCATCAAGTACAGCTTTCGCGGCCTTAGATTTCTTTGCACGCTCTCTAAGATCAGTAGCGAATTTGGATTTTGCTGCGGTACGAGAACGTGGGTCTTGTCCCTTTTGCATTTCATCAAGTACACCTAATGCTGTAGCGGCAGCTTGTGATAAGCTACCAGCAGGTGCAGATACAGATACAGATGTACGCGAACCTCCAGCTTTACCGCCACCACCAACCGTCGCAGCATTCGGTGGAGTATTCGGTGTAGCTGTACGCGGTGCATTACTAGGCCCGACACTAGAAACTGTGTTCTCAGGATTGATAATCGTACCATCTGGATTCAATGCACGTAAGCCGTTTTTCTCATCGTACAACACGTTAATACCGTAAGGATTACCAGCAGCTTGCATGGCGGTAACGATACCAGCTAACACATTAGGCGGTTCATCGTTAGCTTTCGCTTTGAGGTACAATCCCATCAGTGATCTAATACCACCGATAGCAGCAACAGAACCTTTCTCATCAAACTGTCGCTGTGTAGTCCTACGCGCAAGTTGTGCCTGAACCACTTGCTCAGGAGTTACACCACCAAACTCAGATACTAATGGATTATCAGCACCTAAGTTAAGTGCTAAGAATGCAGCAGGAGTTGAGTAACCAGTAGTGCGTGCTTCTAATAGAGCATTATATACCAAGAGTTTTCTAATTGCATCCTCACGCTTTGCATCATCCTGACCAACCTTCATCTTCGCTAATGCTTCGCGTGTATCATTTGCTTCACCAGCAAGTTTGGCTCGCAACTGTAAATCGAGTGCTCTACCCATCGGTTGCGAAAATATCGCGTTAAGCTCTCCGGGTGTATAACCACCCTCTTGTCCAGTTACACCTTTGAGTAACTTACCAATGATAATATCTGGCTTTTCAGTTGCAATAATCTTCGCAGCAGTCATAGCTGTAGTTGCACGAACCTGTTGTTCTTGAAACGCGCCTACACCTTGTCCAGTAGCCTTTTTAGTAACTGCACCCAACGCCAACGCTGGATCAGATTCGATAGCTTCAGTCGTAGCTTTTGCCACACGTCCTTTATACTTATCTTCCTCCACAGAACCTGGTGTTCCTTTACCACCAGTTGCCTGTGATACACCTACAAACTGTGCAATATCGGGAGAACGTAGGGCTTTCTCAATAAACGGTGTTACAGTTTTCTCTATGATAGCGTCGTTAGATGGACGCATATTTTCAAAGAATCTACCAGCATTCGGACCAAACAACTTCTCTGTGGAACCTGGTGTTTTGAATTCCATATCAGCAAGTTTCGTTGCAAGCTCAGGATGCTCTGCAATTGCACCCTTTAATGCTTGTTCGATACGTTTATAGGGCTGCACGATTCCTTGAACAGCACCAGCTATGTTAGATAACGCTGGTCCAATAACATCGTCGGCACCCTGTAGCATTGGTATAGTCATATTATCCAATCCCGCTAGTATCAAATCGTGGAGCAGCACCAGCTAATGCACCTAAATCTTGTCCGGTAATCTGAGAATTTAATCCACCACCTGGTAATGATGACCCTAATCCCGGTGCAACGAAATTCAATGCTGGCCCCGCAAGTTGACCAACTACACCAAGCGCCTGTCCTAGTCCAGTTTTCTTCTGTATCGTTTGTGCACCAGGAGTCTCTTTATTGTATACGCTCAGATACTGTTGTAACAGTGGACCTAGTGCTTCTAATTGTAACTTACCAATCTGTGCAGTGGCTTGAGGTGCAGCTTGTGCACGATACTGACTCTCAGCATATGCAGCAGGCGTACCAAATGACATACCGCCCTGAGCACCAAACCTAGAACGCAATGCACCAACATCACCAATTTGCTGTTGCTTTAAAATTTCACCTAATGCACCACCAACCTTACCAGCACCTTGTGATAAGAGATCCTGGAATGTACCACGTACACCGCCTACCGCATTTGACCCTGCTGCTTGATTAGCACCAATACCACCACCATTTAACAGGTCACTTAACAAGCCAACAAAGTCATTAGATAACGCTTTGCCGCTTTTTGATCCACCAACTGTTTCGGTTTTAGCTCCCATTTTGAGCCTCCAGCATTCTCATTCGATTGTCACCATAATCCATCTCGGGAAGTTCCTCGCGTAGTAATCCATAACACAACACATCAAACCACTGTCCCTTGTATATAGCTTTACTACGCTTACGGCCTTCGTATCGGAAACCAACTTCCGAGATGAACTTTGTAGTCATGTTACTTACAAACATAGGTACTTCCACACTGAACCGTCTGAACGAATATTTCTCAAATACATGATAAAGCATAGCTCGTGAAAGATCAACGCGACCCTTTTGTCGCCTGTCGAAAAATGAGTAATGAACTTGTGCATCTAGTCCTGGTTCGATTTCTGTCATATAGAACATACCAACGAAATCATCCACTACCCAAAATAGACCATTCACTTCGATTCCGTGTGGCCCGTCTTTGACAATAAGGTTGATGAACTTGCGGAAATCTCCGCTAATCTCTTCACCAAATAGTGTTGGAAACCTGCGTGACTTCTCCCAAAACTGCTTGAGATTGTCCAAACTCAGAGGCATGAATCTAATGTGGCGTTCAAAATCGCCCTCTGGTTCGTGACAGGTAACAGATAAAATAGATGGTTCATTAAGTATGGATGACATATTACTTCCTATATGTACCAGACGGGTAAACTTTAACTTCAAATCCTTCTACATCGAAGTAACCATTTGTAGCTACCAGCCGCCACGTAACGCGACGACAGTGAAGTACCTTTGAAAATTTAAGCAAACTGGATTTGTTAAGTTCAGTAACAGTAAACGTCTTAGTCTTTGCTACAACAAATGCTTTTCCGTCCTTGCTGTATTCCAAACGTACCGATCCACTCGTATACGCCCTGAGCTTCAAGGTAATCCGTGAGAAGTAAGAATCAACTTCCTCTGTCTCGAAATCCTTACTCTCTAGTTCTGTGCTAAACGTACCAGAGTTAGGATCAGGACTACCAGATACAGCAGGGTCATTGTACGTGTTAATGTCCTCCAAGACAATTTCACCATCTGTTCTCCCATACATTCTAAGGTATGCGGAGACGTCAGATGGAGATAGATCATTGATTTGACCTATTAACTCATTAATAGTTCCCGGTAATGCGTCAATGGATAATCCCGCAGATGCAAATGGAATATCTGCAATACGCGAGACAATTTCCATTTCGTCATATTCCCAAGCTTTGGTACGGAAATTAAAAGTCCAGTTGCGTGTAATACCCGCACCCGCAAGTGGAATACCAATTGTGTATTCATTCTCGTCAGGCTTATAACTCCCGAATACACGATCCTTTTCATCTACTGCACGTAAGATATCCTTTTCTACATTACGTCCAATAGGTTCAGGTGTACCATTAGGAGAATAGGCCCATACAGTCTTTGTACGTGTATCAAGCCAACATAAGTTATTCAATGCTACAGCAGCAGAATACGGACAATCACAACCTACACCTGGAAATGCAGCGTAGAAGTTAAACGGGTTAGTAGGGATAGGATTCTTAGTTGCAATCCATACCGATTGTTCACGTAACACTAGCATGATGTTAGTGAATCCGAAGATACCCGTTAAGAAATCCGAGAAATCGCCGGGAGAGTCTACAAGTGGACCTGACCCTGCGCTCTCGTTTACGGATGGATTCCATTCATCTAAGACACCATCTGCACTCCAACCAACCTGTACAGGATTAGGAGAACCACCCTGTAAATTAGCACCAACAATACGATTAAAGAATGCTGTTAAGAATCTATAGTTAGTCTTAACTGTGGCTTCTGAAACGTTTAGTACCTTGTAATTAGGAATCGTAGTAACTAATTCCTGTACTGGATTGACACCATTGTTAACAAAGAATACACGATCAAATGCAGCTACAAATTGCATCAGATCACTTTCATCGCCTGCAAGCGTGGTTACAGCAGGAGGAACGTTAGTCCATACACCACCAGCACGACTATGAATAGTATCCTTTGTGGCCCGGAAGAAGAATTCGCTTCCAGAAGATTTCTTAAAATAATATACACATAGTACAGCTTTACTGTTAGGCTTTGTAGGAGTAAGTAATATTCCACCCGGACGACGACTTACTCTATCAAACCTAACACGAACATTCTTAGCAAGACGTAATGCGCCATTAGGAATATCAGCAGGGTCCAGAGATGTAATCATACCCTCGTTGACACGTCCTTCTGCAAGCGTAATCTCTTGCATTTGACGCACACTTTGGCCCTGCTGAATCATCTTTATCTCGCCAAATGGGCGACTCTGTGGACGGGCCATTATAATGTTACCGAACAGTTAGGTACAGTATATGTTACACGGAAACCATACGCACGTGGTCCATTACCAACTAAGCGAATAAACAATAGTGTATCAGCGGTTACAGGAAAAGCTAATACACCCGATGCTGAACATTGTCCAATACTAGCAAGCGAACGTGTAATAATAGAAATACTAGCTTTGGTACCAGTTAAGAAACCTGTACTATATAATTCTACAGTAACAAGAACACCACTTACAGAGTTAATTGTAGCTTCAAATCCAGTAATAGTACAACCGGCTGGCAAGCTAAACGAACCCTGCATTGCTTGTGTACCATCAAGTTGAACATACTCTTCTTGGTGAGTTGTATCATGTTCATCTTGACGATTGGTAAGAATATGCGGACCAATTAGTAATGTCTTGGTCGCATTACCTAAAATCTCCGGTTTCACTACAACATCAGCCTCGACCGTAGTATTGGGCATTGGTGTAGTAAACAACTTTGCAGCAAAACGTTCATCTAAATCTTGTCGTACTTCTTGAATTGCACTATCAATCTCATTGGCATTTCTAGTGCCAGGAGGTGCTGCATTGTCCCATCCACGAGTGAATGCCATTTTATCTCCTTACTCGTTTTCGTACCACACACTAACCATGCGTGTGAAGGTGTACACTTTATTTGCTGCGAGTAGCTTGTTAGCTCCAGTATTCGTTTTAATGTTGGCCCCATTCGTAATAGTCATTTGTCCATCACCCAATATCTTGATTACCTGTCCTTCTTGACCGAAGGTAAATTGGGTAACAGTAACGGGGCCAGTATTGGTACCTCTAAAAATAACTAGGTTCTTAACACTAGGAGTCGCTCCCTTCATCGTAGCCACAAACTCTTTATCCAATACAGAGTGAGTCTGTGGGGCCTCGATGATCTTCTCCCCTATCGTTCTTTGTGGAAGCGTCTTATCCTCTTGTTCCATTCGTTGCCTTTAAACGATTCGGGTTAATATCTGTACCATTCATCAATCTACCAAGTAGCGAATTATGAAAGTATCTTTCATTAGCTGACATTCTATCATTGCGTCCTCTATGCTCAAGCCCGTGAATGGCAGCAATTAATGCAGGTGATGGGCTAGGCTGTTCTAATGCTGCATCTAATAATGCTCTCCACCTAGGCCCGTTTTGTTTTCTGCCACCTGCCCCAATGTATTTAATAGTAGCCATGTTCAGAAAGAGTCGTGTACAATCTTAATTAGTGTCATCGGCGGTGGAACAGCAGTACGAATATACGCGAAGGCCCACGCACCAGGAACGCTGCACTTGCCACCACGACATTGATAAATAGAATCACCAATAACATTAACTGAGTCACCATATGCTGGCTTCTTTAGCTTAAACGAATCAGCAAGTCCTGCTGTACCAAATTTCCGTCTAATTCTCGTATTAGCTATACGAGTTACGGTATCAATACCATAGAACTTGAAGTTTTTACTCACATGCATGATATAAACTGTACTATCAGCAACACCAAGACTATCTTTAGGTTGCGTCCAAGATAGAGCAATCTTTAATGAATCACCAGCAATGGTAACATTGTACGCATCCGGTGCCCAACTAAGCTGAACAGGTGGAGGTGCTACTGTTGCTGTCTGTGCAGCCATTGTTGAAACTAATAAACCAATCATAATAATTGTTTTCATTATTGCCATTCTCCGGTGCGAAGTTGTTCTGCTAGTCTCTTAGCTCTATCTGGCGTCTGTGTAGCCCACTTACTCTGCAACATCGCGTGAGAAGCCTCTTCAAATTTTCCATCACGAATGAGATTCAGTGTGTTCACGAAAAGAAACAAACCACCAGTTCCCATCTGAAATGCCATATTTAAGAGCACACCTTGGCGTGGTGGATTTAGGTTATCAAGCCACGGAAGATATTCCTTAATCGTAGCTGTGATTCGCCGTATATCATTGTTCAGTAAATATGCTGCCTCTTCTTTTGTGATTCCACCACCTTTACGGCGATCAATTAATCTTCCAACACCTATTGTCCAGAAACCAAGATGATCTTGATAAGCATGAAGTACCTCAAGCTCATCAATTCTCAATTGACTTTCCAGATTATGAACACCTGCTCGTCCCATTATTCTCCCTCGCTTCGTATCGCTTCAGGTGCATCCGCGTCAGGACGAACCTCCCTACGATCACCGATACCTTTACCAAGAGCAACGAGGAATGTACCGAGTGCACCAGCAATCTTACAGATGGTCGTTAACGCCGGAGCATGATCATGAATCCACTCAGGACCAATTTGGATGCACGCAGCACTAAATGCAGCAACGGTGAGACCAATATACGAAACAGTCTTCTTATCTGATGCCGCATGCAACTGATACTTGATCCACTTCACAATTTCTGCTACACGTTCCATTACTCGCCTACCTTTTCTTTATAATCGGTGACAGGCGCATCCTCTACAAGCTGAGGCTTTGGTAATTCCTTTGGAGTATTTGTTAACCACTCATATAAACTATCAGCCTTACGTGTGTAGCGCGCCTGCCATGCAACTTCATTTAGAGCAGTCATTAACAAATCAAACTCAGTATCTTCTAATGATACGATACCACCATCATCCCCCAAATCGAACGATTTAGATTGGGTAGTACGCCCGCTAACGTGTCCGATATTCTCCAGCTTAGTGAGAACTCGCCCAAAAATTCTCGTTTCGGGCTTAGTGAAACCATGTGGAGTGTTACTACCTGAGTCATATATAAGTTGATACAACTCCTTGAAAGTTTCGATGGCCCCTAAACCATCTTCCCGAGTATCGGATTTTCCAAAGACTAGGTGATGCATACGGGTAACCCTCTTTCCTTGATTGAGTACAAGACCTGGGTATTTGTTACGCTGGCGCTTCCGCATTGAGTACCGCCAAACATGTAGTGGTTAAATCGGTGTCAACAACCGCAGCACCTTGATTCTGAATAATGTTCTTACGTAGTACACGTGGAATCAATACTTGTAGACTTTTACGATCAAATAATAGATCTTTGGCCCACTGTTTCTTAGTTGTTGATGTAGCTCCATCAGCAATAATTGTTTCTAATCCATTCTCTAACGCAGCTGTAATACGTCTACTTAAATCCTCATCCAGTTTTAGATTAAACTGTTGTAACAGTGTCAATGCCATATTAAACCTCGGCCGGTAGTAGTTTTGCAGCCACTAATGCCTTCTCAATTCTATTAAAGCGTTCACCTAGCTGTCGAATAGCACCGGTGTGAAGCATTGTTAAGCGGCTCATGTTAACGAAATGATGCCCGTCATCATTGAAAGATACCAACTTTAGTTCAACTAAATCGGCACGAGTTTTTTCCATCCATTCGCGGAACCCATATCTCAATGGGTCGTCCTTTCTAGTTACATGAGCCGATAGCTTGTTTAGAAGCTCTATGTCATCATGTGTATCGAAGTTAGTCCACGCTGTGCCTACATCTTGGTGTGAATCTCCGTCTGCATCTAAGATAAATCTAGTATTTGTGTCCGATTGAACCACGAGAATATTAGCGTTCGCGCCGGGCGCACCAACAGTTGTACCACTCTTCTTGGATGCACGGATATTGACTGCGCCATCGGAACTGTTTGTCTTAGATGTGTCATCAGTCGTATATCTAGCATTGAAAGCAATAGCTGTACGGTCTGAGATATAACCAAAGAAGTTTAATCCACCAGTTGTTGGTCCCACTTTCGTAATATAGCCAAAGGTATCAGTCTCAGTTAGAGTTGTCATCCCATGTGCAACATCTGATGATTTGAGACTCAAGATTTCGTCATCATTTGCAGCTTGATTAATCGTTAAACCAAGTGTACTACTAGCATTTGATACATCACCAATAAACATTGTACCATCAAATCGTGCCGCTCCAGCATCTACCCAAATCGCCCAATTCTGTGCGCCAGATGCAGCAGGAGCATCAGAGATATAGACAGTTGCAGCGTCAGTTACAGCAGCAGCGCCACCGGTGATAGTTGGTGCAGTTACCGATAATCCCATCAATCGTGCATGTGTACCAGAACCAGCTTCTGTAATTGTGCCAGTAATATCTACACAGACAGCATTTGCGTTAGCAGCAGGAAGTGGAGCTAATGTGTAAGCTGCAAATGTACTAAGAGTTAACCGTGTAGTAGCTGTTTGAATTGTAGAACTAGATGCTCCCGGCTGGCCCGTTTGAAATATAATGTTACCTTGTGTAGCACTGCCAGTTGAACGTGGAGCAATAAATGTTACACCAGTTACTGCATTATCAGAACCACTACCATTTACGTGATTATACACAAATCCTGGGTAAGTTGCTTCAGTTGGCCCTCCACCCATGCGAATGGACGTATTCGCCATGTTGCCGGCAGCCAACGTATTACCGCCACCATTACCAAGAGTAATCTCACGTGAAACAGAACTCGCAATGCGTGTCCCAATGATAATTGAGGCATAGTGAGTATTACCTAGTGAGCTATTGGCACCAACTACAATACCACCTTGCACTAAGTTAGCTTGTGTAGCAGAAGCACCAATAGAGATAGATTCAGTGAATGAACCTAATCTAGTTACAGTTGCCAGATGCCCGATAACTACTGAATCTCTACCATTACAAGTAGACTGACTACCGATAGATATATTACGAGTATCAGCAATAGTAAGCTGATCGCCAATGGCTACAGAATTTGATGTGGTAGAAGCAATACCTACTGGATTGTTACCGATGATAACTGTATTCTGTGCAGCATTAACTGGTAAGTTATGTCCAATATGAACATATGTCGTACCCGTCTGTGATCCTGACGAGTTACCAATTAACAATATTTCCTGTCCAGAAGTAGGATTTGCAAGAGCCCCACTACCAATAACAATACCTCTTGAACCACCGGCACTAGATTCTAACTTGGCTCCTCTACCAATAACTATGGAACCAAGATTGGAACCACTAGTAGTAGCTTTAAGTCCAGCATCAGCACCAATAACTATAGAGGCTGAAGTAAATGTCGCAGTACCAGTAGTAGCAATAGTAGCTAACTTGCCAATAACAATATCTTCTGCAATCTTTGGTGTAGCTATACGGCCAATACTGATATTGTCAGCGGCAACAGCAAGTGCTCCATTACCAATAGCAATGGCGCTAGTAACTGCTGCTGAAATAGTTGCAGCTGTACCAAATGCAATACTGTTATCAGCAAGAGCACCTAATGTAGCTGCCTTACCAAATGCGATACCAGAAACAGATGTTCCAGTTGTGGCAGCAGAACCAAATGCATATGCATCTGCACCATTTGCAATTGCTGATTTACCAAATACACCTACATTTATAGCACCTATAGTAATACCATTACCAATACCAATAGCATCAGTGGTAGTAGCACTAAATGTACCTGTTGTTCCAGTTACAATAATAGCATTATCTGTAGCTTCTACAAAGCTAGCAAATTTACGCCAACCAGTATTTCCTACTCCAGTTGCTTTGAACCATACAGAATGTCCACCAGCGGCGGCATCCCTCTGTTCGTATAACTTACCAATTGGCGCTGTGACTACAGTTTCAGGTGACCCATTACCAGATAGGTTTCCACCAATAGCTGCCCATCCAGTATTGCCAATACCACTCATCTTGATATAGAATATCTGTCCCGTCAAATCAATAAAAGCTGCACCGGGACCAGCAGTTTGTGCTCCTTCTGGAGTTGCAACACCTGTGTATTTAACTAAGAATCCTGGAAAATCATCTGTCTCAGCTAGATCAGATTGTGTAACTATAAACTTACCTACACGATTATCTACATCATCAAACGTAGGATGGTTTTCACCAACCACACGTTCATCAAACTGTACCCACGGAATAGCAGCAGGTGTACTCATTTATTAGGCACTCAAGGTTGCCGAATAGATTGGCGTACCATCATAGAAGAAGTTACCATCGTATAATACCAATGTGACAGCAACTAATTCACCACATGCGCATAATGAAATATCACCTATTGAAATCGTTAATGCGCCAGCTTCCTTTACGAACGCAGACTGAGCACCAGACTCATCCGTAAAGGTTGGAATCGTTGGTGATTCTACAACTACAGTTTCACCAGTGCATCTAGCCATTACACATCATATTCGTTAAGTAAAACTTCAATACCAGCAGTCGGAGAGTCAATTTCCTCTTTGCTTTCCACAGGAACAGTGGTATTGATAAGTTGAGCATGGAGGTTCTTGATACGCTCGCAACGTACAATATCACCGAGGCGTAAGTAGCCACGCCACAATGCGCCGTATCCTAGAATCTCATGCCAATTCTGCGGGAATCCAGGTGTTTCATCTACTGCACCAATTAGATCATCTAGCACAGTCCAGTATCGAATCGTGATAGTGTATTCATCATCAGGAGTGGGCCACAACTTAATACAATTCTTCTCCCGATAATACTCTGTTGGGAAATCTTCGTCATCTGTATTGTTAACAAACTTCCTGTCGTATTCTTTTTGATTGATACGTACTAACGGAGAAAGTTTATCATCATCAGGATTCTGAATTGACAATGATTTCAACGCTTCAAACGGTGATGGTACAGCATATAGGTTAATAGATGCTGTAGTCGAGAACGCTGCCGTGACTTCCTTCTCACGAAAGGGAAACTTATCTAGAAGTTCCCAATAACTCTTATTCAGTAGTAATAGTGCATCCTCATCTGTTAGATCATCTTCATCTAATCCCAGATGCTGACGCAAATCCTCGATGAGTGTCAGTGTTTCAATCATGCTGCGGCCTCATCTTTAACTAGACTAGCAAAGATATCAATGTAGCGTTCTGTGCCTGGAGTTACCATAACAACTTCTACCACACATGGTCCATATAACTTGGCTACCCCACCAAAATACTCTAATACATTTCTGATTTGAGCAACTCCACCATCAGGACCGGGACGTGAAATGTGATAGTGTATTTCGACCTTAGAGTCTAAAATACTACTTTCAATCATCCACGTCCCATTTCCTAAAGAGACACGGGCGCAGTTCTTTAGAACCTTTGGGCGTCCGCTGATTAAGAGAGGGAGCCTCATTCTTGTGTCTCCAGAGTCACTATATTTAAAACAGTTCTACTAAGACAGCAGACGCGGCCGCGCCACCATCTTGTAGTGCCATACCACGAGGAATAGCAGAACCAACAAGATCGTAATATTCAGTACGTGGAATTACAGCACCATCATCCAGTGCAGTAGTACCACCGACGAATGAACCAACAGTCGGATTCACAATTAAGAATCCAAGGGTAATTAATGCAGCAGAACCAGCCGGCAATGTAAGTGCAGGCTTAGTAGCTGCAACTAATGAACCCGGTGCTGCCGTCATGGTAGTACCGTTGGATGCAGTACGGAATTCCCATAAACCAAACTGACCAACAGTAACAGTACCAACTAAAGCTGCATAGTCAACGCCCGCAGCTAATGCGGTGCCGGGACCACCGGCAAATACAGTACGCGCTGCAAATGCTGCTTCTGACAGTGTGGAAGTACCAGCACTACGCTGCTGACCAGGAGTAATTTCTGCAAAGTACGTCAGCATATCTCCAATGATACGGCCGGCAGTTGTGCGTCCGGCAGAGAATGCTTTACCAGCCTTAATACCAGTAGCATCAGCGATACCGTAACAGACACCACGAGTCATGACATATACATCATCACCCACAATACCTGCGGCAACACCAATAGCACCAGCATCAAGAATTGCACTCATATATGTATTCTTGCCACCAACTACAATACCAGTTTGACAACCACCAGCATAATAGCTATTACCTAACGTCTTAAACCAACGTCTAATACCGGGAACTAATACAACGAAATCACCGATATTTAACGTTTGTCCAGCCGTACCACGACGTACACGCCCACCGGGAGAAGCGCCACCAGCAGCGTCTGTATCTTCTCCGTGCTCAATTACACGGAAGTTGGTTGGTGTATGCTGACCCATTTTAGTTTTCTCCTAAGAAGGGTTAGCGCCAGCCCAACCACGCCAATCTACGAACCAGATCAAGAATCTGGTAGAAGCTTTCGCCTTCATCGCATCCGTATCAAAGTCGAAAGTATCTTCGAAAGTGACAGGACGACGAGTAAGGAACCACGCATCGTTCCACTTAGAGTCCACCATGAAATAGCTGCGCACAGAACTCTTGAAGTGTGAAACGATGATCTTCGGCTTCGGAATACGCATACGAATCGCGTTTTCCTGATTCTCAGCAGTAAATGGCTCTAACTGAGAATTAAAGATTTGAAGCGCACGGTGATAATCACCCGCGTTGTTACCAAGAATGACCGTATCGGGGAATACACGAATCGGATCACCGTTCTCATCCTTCATCACCTGATACAGATCGAGCAGAGCGGTAATACCCGTTACACTAAATTGCACTTCTGTAGATGGACGGTTAGCTACAGTTGCAGACGAATTAATAAGGGTATGTGCGGTGTTGATAAGCGAAAGGCTATCAATACCCTTGAAGTCAGTACCAGTGAATGCATCATCCAGCAATGCAGCAGACCGATACTCCATCGTCATACGTGCAGCATTCGCTAACCACTTCGACGCCTGATTCGCTTTATTGTACTGGTCATCTTCAACCGTCTTACGAGAGACGATATAACCAGAAGCGAATTCCTTATCTACTCCCATCACTTTCGGCCCTAACTTCGGCTGATCGTAAGTAACGGGTTCACCATCTCCACGCTCGTACAGACGCGAAAGCCCCGCCATAATCGTGGCGGATTGTTCCGGCATAGTAGTAGAACCTGTGCGCAGGAACATTGGATACTCTGGATCAAACTGTTCATAACTGTCACGGAAATCCTTTCGGAGTCCGGGACGGAACAGCAGATTGAATGCGCCTTGCACAATCATTGTAGCGCCTCTTGTGAGGAACCTACCGAATCTTGGTTAAACAGCAGTGATTTCAATTGCAGTGGCAACGAACTTAACAAACGTCAGACCTTCAAGTAAGTCTACATCAACAATCTTGAAGATGAGTGTAGTAACTTCTGAACGGTCAATACGCCACTCACCAGCAACGTTTAATACACCGTAAACTTCACCAACGTGCGTCTGTGCAGGAGCAACGATGTTACCAGAACCATCTTCCTGTCTGATAGAATAGACAGTATCAGTATCCGCCTGCACAAACGAAACTTCCTGCACGCGACCAGTAACAACAGTTGGTGAGTTTGCAGCATCCCATCCAGGCTTAGATGCAGCCTTTTCTAATGCAACACCGGCAACGTTAATAGCAGTAGTACCTGTGTGGAGAATAAGCAAACCGGAAGCGTTATGTGCAAGTAAACTACCCTGCACAATCACCGCACCAGTATTGTATGCTCCAGACAGAATATCTGGCACCTTTCCTTTCGGGTGCCGAACTGGATAAAGATATGGCTTTGCACTCATGTGCATTTACTCCATTACTCGGGGATAATTCCTAATGCTTGCTCGATTACTTCTTTGCGAGCTTCATTCACAGAACCCTCACCAATCGGGTCCAGTCCTTCACGTTCAGTCATCTTGTTAAAATCCTTCTCTTCTTTCTGTGTCTTGCCTTTGCGGTTTAACCGCGTGTATTGCTCTCGTTTAATTTCGTCGATTAAGTCTTTCGTTTCTTTTTCACACGTCATGAATACAACATCTCCGACGTATGAAGCACCAGTTCCCTTACTGTGTAATGCGCGCTTCGGAGCATACTCCGTGTCAACCGTGAAACCTAATGCTTCCATTCGCATGATTTCAGTTTGATCGTTGAAAATCCATTCACCATGTAGGTTATCTGGAAGATCAACTTTCAATCTGTCACCAACGATTCCACGATCAAGAACAGATGCTAACCGAATCTTCTTTTGAGCGCGCGTTAATTCTTCGGTTGCCACCTGTGTTTGATCGCCTACCTTTAATTCTTCGCGTTCTTGTGACATGAGTTATCTCGTTGGCTGAGTATTAGTAGCACGTTGTACTTGTGACTGTGGATTCGCGTTTGCATCTGGCTTCGGCTTCCCGATTGTAGATGTAGCAACTTGTGTTGCTGGCAAATCCAACCATTGTAAATACTCTTCCTTGTTTAATCCACGCTCTTTCGCTAAACGTGCTTCCAATTCAGTAAGATCACGCGTAGCGGGAGCATTATTCTCAGGCTGTAAAGTTACAGGAGTAGAACGTAAATGCGCTGGAGTAATCACACGACCCTGCTGCTGTTGTGGTTGATTAGATGGTGGAGCACCAGTAACCTGTGTCTGTTGCTGCTGTTGTTGTCCATTTGCAGGTGTTAACTGTACCCCAGGCACCTGTCCAGTTACAACAGAACCAATTGCACTAAGTACAGCAAGTTGCATATTCTGATCGTTAGCTTCTGCACCCGTCATCATCTGATCTACCATACCCTCAATCTTCGGGAAGATTTCCGCGTATCGAGGATCATTCTTGAATCGAGACTTTAGACCATCATATCCAGACTGACGCTCCATCTGCGTCTTGAAATCATAAAGAGGTTTTACAGCACGCTGTGTCTCTTCACGAATAAGCTTCTGGATATTAGCAGCAGGATTTTGCCAGAAATCACCTGCCGTCTCCGTAGGAATCGGAGGGTTTAATTCGCTCTGCTGTCCAGCATTCCGTAACCGTGTATTTTCAGCTTCTGCTGTACGTAACCGTGCTGCTTGGTCACGCATATTGGCTTCCATTAATTCTAGAAGCCGATTATTCTGTGGTGCCGGTTGTTCAGTAGCCGTCGTCGTCGGCAAATCCGCTGCCGGTGTCTCTGTTTGCGCGGGCGGCTGTTCCGTCTGTACCTGCTCCGGCTGTACTGGGGCTGCCATCGTTGTGTTCCTCAGAGTAGAGGTTTAAAATTAATTCTAATAAGAATCTACTTTGTTGTAACGCACCTTTACGAGTAAATGCATCTTTCGATTTACTGAAGGCGACCAGCTCCGTTTCCGCCTGTCTCTCCAATAGCCGACATAATTTGGTTAAGGAGGTCCATTCCCTCTGGCGAGCCAGCGTTTTGAGGTTGAGATAATCCTCCTGGCTGAGTCCCAACTTCTGTAGGTCCACCGCCATTTTGTGCTCCCGGCTGATTAGCCGCTGCTCCAGGTAGTAATGCTGCTTGACCTTGATTCTGTAATTCAGACATAACAATACGCTCAATATTGCGAACATCGAATGTCTCTAAGAACTGTTTCATTGCTTCTGTACCAGCAAGCATACCCTTTTGTACAACGAACATAATCAGTTGCGGATTCTGTGTAAACTGTGCTAACTGTAACATACCTGTATAATACTGTTGTACACCTGCACTAATCTGTGCCCAATTCTGGCGATCAAGAATCTTATTCTGTTGCTGACCAGCAGGATTGATTTCGATTAAGAAGTTTCCACGAATCAATTCTGTCGGCAAACTGAAAAATTTCTGCGCTAAATCTCCATTCTCTACCAGATTGTAGTATTCTACATTGCGGGCCCCAAACTGGCGAATGTTCACCGCCACGTCGATAATCAACTCTCTCATCCATTGCTTTACATTCTTGAAGGCAAAGTCGAATTTCTTATTGCCTTCTTGAATACGCGCAAGATCGCTCGTCGCCGTTCCCGGTGTTCCCACTTGAGGCATTCCGAGAACGACTTCATTAACACCTGTTCTCTGTTGCGCGTAGATGTTTGACGCTTGTTCGTTTGAGTATGCACTTGGATTAACTTCCGACATTTTGAAAGGTTCGATAAATGACATATCATCTACGAACCACATCTTACCCGGAAAGATAGGTTCCTTGGGACCATACCCAGAAAGCTTGTGAATCTTAAGCATAGGCATATTTGCAATTGTTCCAGCATCCAGACGCTGCCTATGCATCGTAGTAATTTCGCGCTGAAATTGTTCTGCTTGCTTACAAATCCCAATACCTGCCCAACGGTGTTCAACAGGAAAATAAACACCCTTACGATAAGGACGATGAAGATCGTCATACCAGTTATACCTAACACTCATGAGTGTGCCAGATTGACGATGATAGTGTACGACAATTTCCTTATCGAATCCACTACCGTCCACATCCCATCCCAGCCATAACTCATGCCACTCAATTAATCTCGGCCACTGTGCAGCACGCTTCTCTAAATCCTCTTGCTGAGTTTCAGTTTCGCGTGTCTGTATAGTTCCAGTACCTGTACGCGAGTATGAAACCCATGCTTCCATCTTCTCCATAACTTCTGGATAGAAGAAACTGCTTTGAACTAACTGTTTTACTTCATATGGAGAACCCTGATGTTCTTCACCACACCAAGGCGAAGTTTGTGGGTCTTGATGTGCAAAAGGCATAACATATCTGCCCGATGGAACGGCATCAATACACGCGCCTTGCCGTGTGACAACATCAAACTCTCGTGATTCAATTACATTTCCGTCTTGATCTGTGATATCGCGTACTGCTGTGCGTAATTGATACTCATATGAACACTTGGCGATACCAGTACCATACTTCTCTAACTCCAAGATACCAGAGTCAATCTGAGAATAGTTACGACTGTTCCCAAGTATCTCATGATCCAACATTTTCTCTACTGCCACATCCACATCTACTAAATCTTTCGATTTAGCCTTCGCACTAACAAATTGTGGTAACCCAAACAAAGTTGTCATTGTGCGAGCGTGCACCGCTTCCACGGAAATAGCTGTAATTGGGATAATTAGACGACTCGCACCCGTAAACGGAAAGGTTGCACGCTCCTTCTTGCTCTTGGCCCAATAATCTCGCTGCCATGACTTCAATTCCTCTCTGTAATCCGTGTTTTCAGCATAGTGACGTAGCAATTCATCATCCAGATAGCTTCTTAGCCTCTGTTCTGTCTCTGCATCTAGCCGAATATTACGTGGATACGGCATCTAAAACCTCTATTTGACCACCGAAATGACTGTTATTAGACCGATTCCAGCCAAAATACCATACCCAAATACCTTAGGATTATGCCAAAAACCATGCTTTTCTGACGCTGGAAACGGTGTAAATGTGATCCTTGGAGTCGAATTTGAGTCAAAATCAGCCTCTAAATCCGTAATATAACCTGTACTAAATAGCTTAGAGACAGCTTCTGTGCCTGTCCGAAGAGAAAATGACCTAATAACTGTAGTATCGCCCCAAACTCTGCCACCATTAACAGAAAGTACAGGCCAAATATTAGGCCGTTCTTCTGCCGGAGCATTAACAGGAATATGAACATCGCGCAAAGTGATAACAGTTGGTGTTAAATTCACTGTATCAGTTGTATGAACCCGTTTGCGCCACTTTTTGATGCTATCTGTAAGCCATTTAGGCTCTTTATCCACTGTATCGTACACTGTAATGATCTTTGGTACTACTTTTGGTGCTTCTTTAGTACGCGCACACATCGTGGAGCCTAACACGAATGCAAAGAAACTAACTATACATGTGAGAATAACCTGTTTCCACGTCACGTTCATTTAATAAATCTTCTTCCGCCTTCTTGTATGAATCCCATACTTCCTGACTTAAAGCTGGCTGCCAGTGTTTGGGACCATAAGCAAGAGCATCAAGTAAATGAATATCATCTGAAGCACCAAAACGATCAAATTCCTCAATAAGATCAGCTTGCCCTTCACTAAAGAATATCTGGCCCGCAGAGAAATAGTTAGCTAGACCACGAATACGTGCATCCTTCTCACGCTGCTTAGATGGTAACGGAACAATATTGAATCTGATATTCCGTAACTGCATCTCCCTCGGTAACCAATTCTGATACAAGCCACTAAAGTTAACTTCTTCGATACCTACTAACCGTGGATGGAATCGAAGTACAGTTTTGAATAAATAATCTAATGCCTCAGGTGGTTTCCAAGGCTTCTTTTGTGCATCCAATACGAAAACTCTGTTTTTCTCGTCTGTACCAGTGACAATAAATCCACCAACACCTGATGCAGTTTTACCCAAAGCTGGGTCATATAAGACAATGATATCAAGTTTGCGTACATCAACGCGAAGTTGTGTGTGGCCCAGAAATGCAATAATCGTTGTGCGATCTGCCCAATAATAGAACTTCTTCCAAGTTGGATCAAATTCTGTTGCACCTTCTTTTGGATCATTGATGTACTGTGCTGTCCAAATCTTACGATTCTTGCGTAAGACAACAAGAGATGATAACGGAAACTCCTCAGGAAATATAGAATGACGAACACCATCATCACCAACTTCTTCAACGGCACGAATATATTTCCTAAGAGTATCGCCGTAAACCCTGTGAATATGTGCGTATAAGTCGTCAAATGACCATCTCGTTCCAGCCAAATCCAGATGATCTTGCGCATGTGAGGAGAAGAAGGATTGTATGTTGTCAAACCAATCCTTGGCATTCTGCATCTCGGTTTTACTATCACGCGCTTTGTCACCGATTAAGTCGTCCGCTTTGATATAATTGTAGTGGCGTCCCTGTGATCTACCACCGACACCCATTGTATCAAACGTTGGTTCTGACCAGAACTCCTGTCTTGGTAACTCTAACTCAAATTTATTTACACGCTGCGTCTTTGTATTTGGTACAAGCTCAGGGAATAAACCCATGAGCGTGACGTTCTGTAAAAAGTGATCTGCAATTTCCTTTAGGAATCTCGCGGCAGATTCCACGACTTCGTGTGCGAGCAATACTCTACAATTGGGTCCCAAGTTTCGGGGCCAAGGTTGATCCCCAACATCATCGGTAAGTACAATCTGTATTCCGTCAGCCTTAGTAACAACAGTAGTCTTGTAGTGTCCACGGGGTAACAAGACTTCTCTAAATTGATCTTCAATTGTCCATCTCATCCATGTACATAGATGACCATGCAAATTCGTCGATAGTTTTTTATATCCGAGGACGCCGCGGGCCAAAAAGAATAAATCAGTTTTTGCGCGGCGCCTTAAATACTTCCACTCGTCAGTCGTTAAGCCACTAAATTTTTTCTCAGCAGCCCGTTGATATTGTAATACTAACTCTGGGTCGATGTTATCTAGGTCTAGCACGTCTCTCTAATCCTATCCAACTACTGTGAATAGACACTGACAGTCGTATTGAAAGATACATCGCTGGAGGTTCCGCCACTGGCATGAGCTGATACAGAAAACGAACAACCGTAATGATTGTCATTGGGAACAAGCTTTTTGAACAAATCGGCGGCTACGTCGATATGCTCAAGTTCCCTTTCATTACGGCCCTCCTTCGCTTGGGCAACTTTGTCTTTAAGCTGCTCGTGTGCAAGATCACACCTTCCAGATAAACTAAGTGACCAACTCATTTCTCAAAATCCTCCGCTCTGCGGTAAGGATGATTGTTAGATGGTAATTCATAATACCTATTGAGTATATCAGCTATCAAACGTGCCTCACGTGCGAATAACTTCTCACCTGGCCCCAGAATCAAGAATGGTGTATGGTCCTGGTATATATCGTAGCATGGTGTCCGTCTACCGTAGTGCGGTTTCTTTACTGCATGAAACATTACTGAAAATGCTTTAACAAGTTAGAAATAAATCCAGGCTTCTCGGAATCTGCGGTGGATTCTGCCTCACCAATTTTCGCAGCCGTCTTACGCATTGCAGCACCCTTCTTACCATATGCCTCTACAGCAAGTGAATCATCTTCACTCATAGGAGGCTTCTTTGGCTTTGGTCCCGTCATGCGTTCCCCCTTACAGATTTGTCTGCATCAGGTGGCGCAGTACTCGCGGTCGTTGTACCCATGTTTGGATCACCTACACTATCACTAAACTCCCCGCCTTCATGTAAGTGCGTATCTACATTCTTCTGTGTTGGACCTTCTTCTGTCTGTCCACGCATGGCGAGATACTTGTGTTGATTAATCTCACCAGATCCTGGATAATTTCCTTGTACACCCATTACACACCTCCTAGAGTAATTAAATCTATAAGGGAGGCCAGATTGCTCTAGCCCCCATGTTATTACGCCGCTGGCGTATTTGCAGCCACAGCAGCAGAAAGAGCCTGCGTCTGAGACTCGATCTGTGCATTTACAGCAGCAACGCGGCTCATATCACCAGATGCAATTGCAGCATCAAGTGCAGCCTTTAAACCGGAGAGAAGCGTAACTGCGGACTGAATAACATCGGTCTGTGCGGTAACATCAGATTCAAGCGTGTCAAGTTCACCAGCCATTTGAGTAACCTCTGCTTTAGTTGTGAGTACAGCGTTGAGAATCTGATCTATCTTATTATGCGTAGCTTCGTCTGCCTCACTTGTGATATGAAGGTGGACGTGAACTTCTTTCTCTTTCTTAGGCGCCATCACACACCTGCTAACGGTAATAGAATCTGAATTGCAAGAATAAAGATAATGAGAACACCAACTACAAGAGCAATCTGTTTGAATACAGCATCAATAGGAAGTAGTCTTACAATGTAAACTATACCACCAATGATAACCACCCAGATTAGAAATCGAACCAAACTGTGTGACACATCAGCAGCAAGTAACATGATCGAGAGCATAGACTACCTCCCTTTATATTTGTCTCCACCTTTGCTCTTACGCGATTCAGATAGCGCAATTGCAATAGCTTGTTTCTGTGGACGACCAGACTCACGTAATTCCTTAATATTCTTACTAATCGTTTTCTGGGATGATCCTTTCTTGAGTGGCATATTAGACTCCGATCTTGTTCTCATCCAACTTATGATCACCACACCAGTCGGTAACAAATACTACTGGATATCCATTCATTGTAGGTGCATGTCTACGACAACGCCCTAAATTAGATTCACTTTCATCAGCTTTTGCTTTTTTAACAAACCACATACAACTAGCACAACTCATTCCCTTTGATCTATGTTTCCAAGGATCATCAGTAGTTGCATTAATGGTTGGTAGCATACTAACTATCCTCTCCCACCTCTACGACGCTTGAAAGATCCCTTATCTCCACCACCACCGCTAAACGGAATCTTTAATACATCCACGAATAGCGAAAATACCACTCCAATGTTGATTGATCTAAAGAACCGTACACTTTCAGTCACCGCCACGGCAAAGGTAACTGTGATATTTGTGAACAGACCCACCTTCTTTTGGACACCAACTGAGTAGATTACCGATATCGCCTTGGTTGCCTTAATTAACTTCTGTACTCCTACAGCATACGTTATAGTAATCGCTGCCGTCTGGAAATACTTAACTAGCCTACTAGTTGTAACCCCAAATGTAACTGGTATATTCTGAAACTGGTTAATTTTCTTTTGTACACTCACACTATATGTGACAGCTATATTCTGTGTTACAAAATTTAATACTCCACCAGCAGCATCATCAGCAAGTAATAAACTCATGCCCAACCATCAACAACAGCAGGATCAATTTCTGCCCACTCAACTGAAACAGATGCCATCCATGTACCAGTACCAGGAACAGCAACGCTACGAACTACGAAACCTTCTTGGTTTGCTAATATAACTGGATACTCATCATTTGAATTTCTTTGCCATAGATAAGTACCGGGAGCAATAATCTGCCCATTTAAGGATGCTGTAATAGGTCCAGGTGCTGCTAATGCTGCAAATGCAGTACCATCTAATGTCTTAGTACCTACACCTAATGCAGCAGTCGTAGCAATACGAACGTCACCAGCAGCTAATAATGATGTACCATGATTAGTACGTTTTTTACTATCATTAGCACCAAACGTAATACCAGTACCTAATGTTCCCTGCGCAGACCATGAACGTGCAATACGAGCTTCAAGTTGTACAGGTACACCAGCAGCAAAGAATGTTGTAGATACACATGCTGATACAACAATGGATCGAATTAAAACAAGTCTACCAGATGCGTCTACGAATCTGAATTGAAATATTTCAGAATTAGCAGCAAGTGCAGCAGGTAAAATACCTGTAAATAAGCTAATACCATATGATCCACGAGCACCTAATGGCATAGGACGTGCAGACATTCTAGCTGCAAAGTTAGCATCTACAGCTAATTGTGTTGCGCCATCTTTACCTAATACTCTATGAATCCAACTCATGACCACACCCACCTTACATTAAAAGTACCTACACCTAGCATAGCAATTGGGTGGGCAAATATAGTAAATCCTGTTCCTGCAATAATGTCACCAACCACTAATGGACAGAGTGCAGCAGCTTCTTCGTGTTCATCTACAGTGTTATCTGATGTACTTTCTTTCATAAAGAATGCCTCTACATGTGAGCCAGCTATAATTCCTGCTTGGCCCGTTACAGCTATGGAGGCACTTTCCGATGGAGTAGCTGTGAAATCTAAAACTGCTGTTCCCTTAGATGCTGCCATGATTTACGCTGGATCAAGTGTAACTGTGTACTGAATCTGGTCACTGATAGCAAGAACGATATTGCCGTGATCGAAGTGAACTAATAGATTACCTAATGTAAGCGCATCAAAGCAACCTGCATTGGTAATCGTCTTAGCTCCAGCGGCAGTTAATGTAAATATGTTCTGCCATTTTGCTGCTGCACCAGATCCCTGTAAACTAACAGTACCAGCTACTCGTGCTTCTGATTCTGCTGTAAACAAAGTGGTATCAGCTTTTGCTGCTGTACCTGCACCTGAACCCCAATGTCCAAAGTGACCATCTAAAGCATTAGATTGGACTATAGCTCCAGCAGCCCATTCTTCACCGAGGTTTGTCAGGACTGCTGCCATGTATCCTCACATTTCCTTTTTCTGTAGAAGCTATCTCACCTAAATCTTCATATGTACCTGTAGCTGCACGAAATACTTTAGCTCTAACACTTACTTTTGCTCTCACTTGAACATTATGCTCACTGGCCCGCACAGACAATCCGCCATCTTTACCTACTGTATCTTCCACTTGTCTACCATATGAAAGTGTACCTTTACGTATTCTATATTCCGTAATCCATGAGCGTACCCAGCTTCTAGTGTGTCTCCACCACTGAGTAATCAACTCTTTAAGTAAGGAGATAAGTCTTATTAGCTTTGAACGTGCGATCAGCAGCAACGTTAGAAGCTGCTTTGATCCTGAATGCAGCAAAGACAGGAATCTCATAGAATACTCTCGCCTTGCTTGCTGTAGCTACAGACGAATCAGCAAGTGTATCTGAACCTATTTGTAGTGTAAACCATGTAGATGCAGCAGTTGCAGCAGGATCATTAGAAACTTCTACAGTAAATGCTACGGCATCAATTGTAGCAGGAGTCATAATCCCAACAGCATCTGCGTCTGCATACTGTTCTTTGGCGAGTAAAATATTCGATACCGCTGTACCGTTAGGAATAACTAAATCTTTAAGTGGAGAACACGAACGAGCCATGTTAACCTACTTTCTTGTTAACTTCGGCACCACCAGATATTAGTTCAAACGGTTTATGTTCGTGTAAATCTTTAACCTCGTCAGAGAGCGTAATCGCGTCTCGCAAGTTCTTTGCAGATTCTTCCGAGAGGATTACAGCTTTACCAATGAATGTATTGTTTTGTACGCCTGGAGGTCTACTAGAACCATCACTATCACTTGCAGTCTTTAAATGTCCAATACCCTTGATGATTTGTAACCCTCTGTCGATAACTGCAAACGGAGACTTTTTAAATAACTCTTCATCATTAGCGACAAGCTCAATCTTGTTCATGAATTTCTCTGCAACGTTAGTTAAGCGTTGTCCAAGATCGGCGTTTATGTTAGCGAGGAGTCGCTCCTGAATAATCTTGATGCGGGCCCGGCCCTGCAACGATACTAATATATTCGATACCGCTTGAGGAGTGATACCTGTCTCTGCTGCTACTCTAGTGTTATCATAACCTAAGCAATGTTTGTACACAACATGATCGTAACGTGGCTTCCACGTCTTAGGTTCCCACCGTGTAGTTGTACGTGCTTCTAGTAACTTACGTTTACCCATAACCGTTACTTACCTCTCTTGCGGTTATACGCTTTTACACCCACACCAGCAAGTTTAGGTGGCGTGAGCGATTTATTCATCAACCTGATTTTCTTCATAGCATACGTGTTCTTGCCAACTCCACGTGGTCTTTTCACATATACTCCTCATCCGTATTCATGTATAAAGTTACACGTCTCTCCTATATACAAGAAAGAGGCCCGCTGCGCCAGCCCGCACCTAACCCCTCTCCAATTGGAAAGTTGGATCATAGTTGGATAATTGGAGTCGAGGACCAGCCACCCTAGTTCGTAAATACAAGCTAGTTCGTATATGCATATCACTCATACACATAATCACTCCTTTGTATATATACAGTTGAAAAAAGTGAGTTACGTATTATCTTGAGATGTTGCGCGCGCTTAGCGTTCGTGAATTTACCCCCGGTGGGGGTCAGCGTGAGTGAGTACACACACAACAGCAGGCCCACCGCAAGAGAATGATAATCAATCTCATTATATGTATGTGTTGCATTGGTGCATATTGTGTTGTCACATTGCCGCATCGCCTCACGTATATGCATGGCGCGAGTCTGTATATATGGGGCTGGCCCCGTATCTGTGGCTGTATCTGTGGCATGTGGTATGCTATGTATCCCTGTGTAATTGTGTCGGTGACTCTCACCACAGGATGACAGAAGTAGAAAACTGGCTGGGCCTGACGGGCCTTGGAGATCATACTCCACACAGCCAATGTGTACAGATCAATCCACCTGTAACCGGAGGGGCCAGCAAATCTAAATAGGCTGTAGAAACGGGCCGCAACGGATGCGGATACACCTAGTGGCAGTATTGCCGATAATGGTGAATCTATCACGTAATTGTGTATATGCGGGCGGGGCCAGTCGCCAGTTTTCACCGCTTGCGCAAGAGGCAAGGCAGGTCACATCTAAGCCACTACCGGGCAAGGTGTTACCTAGCTGCCGCTACTTGCGCCCTCTATTGACCTGAGACTGCCACTACTATATATTAGAGGCAGTTAGATAGATGTACAGGTCACTTCCACCATTCTTTTGAGGATTCTACAAATGACTGCTCCCGCCGTTGCTGCACCCGAGACTTCCGCCACTACTGCGGATGAGACGAAAGCGCCTGTCGTGGATCATACTTGGCGTGAAGAGGAAATCACCGTCACCAAGATTCCGAATCACGAGGACGTGAAATTCAAAATCCGTTACAAGGTTTACAAGGGTTTCGATAACCTCGTGGCTGCGTTTGGTGGTCAGTCGGTGGCTGAGAATGTGCTTGCTGCTGCGCACGACAATCGTACCAAGGGCAAGGCGAGCACGACTATCCGCCAGAAGATGAAGAAGGGTGAAACTGTGGAGAAGGCAATTGCTGCCGCGCAAGCCGTTGCCGAGGCGTTTGTGTATTCTGAGCGCGGAACGTCCGCCAAGAAGGTTGGCGAAGCTGTGCAGGAATTGCAGAAGGAAATCAGCACGCAGGGCCTCGACCCCGAGAAGATGGACGAGGCGCAGCTTCGTGAATGGATGCGCAGGTTTACGCAGCTTTAAGTATCTGCTCCGCTCGCATATACACAGAACATGGGCGCCGCTTACACAGGGCGCTCATTTCTTCCCCTCCGCTCACTCTCACTCTGAGGCATCTATGTTCGGGTTTATGATTGGTCATACTGTGTATGGAGTCAGCGATACGTTAGAGGCGTGTCAAGAGATTCTAGCAGATTGGCGTTTCAAATGCCTAATTCATCCTCGTGGTGATGAGGCAGGAAAGAAACGGCTCAAATATCTAGATAGTGCAAAGTTTGTACAGATTACCCCCGTGTCCACATGAACGGGGTTTTTTTGTGCTGGCACCATATGTGAGTGAGTAGTCACGTTGAGCACTCACTTGCATAGCTGTGTATGCACGATGTGGACAGGATACAGTACATACGCAATATACATAAAATACACTTGTATATTTCCAATTATCCCATCCAATTTCCAATTGGAAGCTTCGGGAGGCAGGCGCTGGCGTGTCCACTTGGACACAGGCAGGGGGTGTTAGGTTGTTATACATATAAAAAAAATATATAATAATACTACACAACGACTTACGAGGTCGGGGTGTCAAAAAAATTTCCAGTAAGGATTGGGGCATATCCCCCATGGGTGTTCCAATTGGAAAATGGATGGATGGATGGGTGGGATAATTGGACGGCGTGGAAAATTGGAAATACACAGATTCACGAGTATATACACACACTCAAGTATATACACAGATACACGCTCACAGTTATATACTCAGTCGCCAGTATACATGAAATATACACATTTGTGGCATGGTTCTTGCCGTTGTTGTGTACGTGCTACAAATGTGGTATACATACAACAACACCGTGAGTTAAATCGTTGTGGCGTCAGGAGTTAGGTATGGCACAGTCTATGCTACACTAGCTAGGAAAAAAGTTTCTGCTCATTCCTGTATATACACAGTAGTTTTACATTCACACTAGGGAGATTCTAAAAATGGCCGATGGTAGTGAATACTCTTCAGGGCAGCTAGAGAAATTCCTAGCGTTTGTGCAAGGTGCCGCAATTGCATCTATGCGCGAATTGGCCCCACACTATAACCTGAATCCCGAAAAGTTGGACCTGAAATGGGATAATCGGTTAGGTGACGACGTTTGGAAGTATGAAATTCGTGACGGTCGCGGTACACTTATATTCGGTATGTCAGCAATTGACAAAAATTTCAAGTATACTCTGCACCACGCGCTTGACGTGCTAGGTAAGACCCCCTCACATCACGTTGTGGATTTTACCAGTATACAGACTAACGAGTCACGTAATACTCGTATTAATGAGCGTTTTGAGTCTTTACATGAGGGCAAGAAATTACTTAAGCCGTCAGAATATGAAACCCACACGTTTACCAGTGTTATGATGGTACACAAGAAATCCGGCCAGTCAGTAATGGTCAGCGGTGAAGGTTTAGCCGCATTCAACCTGCAAACGGAAGCGTACATGTTACTGTGTAAGAAAGTGTTGGATATCTAACATGAGTCAAGAAGATATCGACCGCTTACGCGCGGAAGAGATGGAATTAGAAAACGCAATTAAATCGTTGCGTGAGAAGCGTAAGGCGCTTGAAGAGGAAGAGAAGCGTATAAAGGAATTGGCGCGGCCTATTGAAATTCGCGTCGTCAAATTCGAGATTGGCGAACAGGAAGTTACATTCCACACTTCCACCGTGCGCACAGATTTCGTGGACTATGCAACAAACTTGGATCATGCGCGATTTGGTGGCGCAGGATCATTTGTTGTATCGCGTGACGGATTCCTGATAATGCTAGGCGAGTATCTGGCATCCGGCCTGAATATGCAGAAGCCAGATGGTGGCGTTGTACCGATCAATGAATCAATCTACGCGCAATTCAATCTCGTATTCAAGGATGGTACGCCAGATCGTGAAACGGTGAACATCTTTACACGTATCATTCACAATGAACGTACACCCGATTACATCGTTGACATTGATAAGAAGCAATACAGTGTTGTCCTCTACAATCACGCTCCCGCTAATCCATTCTCCGGTATCCCCGGTACACGCTGGGCAGTCGCAGCAGATAAGACTCACGATAATGTAATCGTTCCACTATCTGAGGGGTGGAGATTATACGAGCGTTTAATGGCTGTGGCTCCCAAGTATATCACGCAATGGAGCGACGAAGCATTAGCAACGGCCATTGCACAAGCTGAGAAGCGTAACAAACTGCTCGCGATTCTCAAATGCGAGGACTACGATATAGATGCAATGTTCATGAATGGGTACACGCTTCGCCCATTCCAGCGCGTAGGTGTTGCATACGCGGAAGCTGCCGAAGGTAGATGGATGACATGGGATGAAATGGGGCTGGGCAAAACATGGCAGGAGTTAGCATTTGTGTGGAGGCAAATTCTCAAGAGACGTGCTGAGAAAGCATTAGACGAGAAAGTAAGAAAGTATAAAGCACTATTCGTGGTCCCTGCGAATCTCATTATTAACTGGAAGCGTGAGATATTGAATCTCACAGGTATTCATGCGCATATCCTCTCCGGTCGCGCACCAAACAATGCCGATATCATGGCAATGATGAGCGGCAATCCTGAAATCTTCATCATTAACTATGATGCATTAGCTACACGCAAGGTTATTGAACCGTATATCACGAAGCATACAGATGGACGTGATGTACTACACAAGGAAGAGGAAGTATGGCCATGGGTGGACCTGTTTAATCAAATGGGCTTCTCATTCATTGGATTTGACGAGGGCCATTACCTCAAGAATAGTGAATCTCTCCGCTCGCAAGCTGGCCGGATGCTCAAGAATTCATTACACGCATCCATCGCCACAGGTACACCCGTTGTAAATCGTGTAGATGAGTTGTGGCCCCTCTTGAATATCATTGATCCAGACACGTTCCCATATGAGCAGACATTCACCACACAGTATGGTGATGGCAAGTATGCACGTAACGTGGATCAATTGCGTGAGGTGCTCAAATTCATTGCCATAAGGAGATTAAAGAAGGACGTTGTTAAAGATCTGCCGCCTATCAATGAGATTGTGAAGTATTTTGAATTGCCACCCAAGGCGCGTAAGTTGTACGACAAAGTGCTCGCGGGTGTATACACAATCATGGCGGATTGGGACCCGTCACAAGCTGGTAGTCAGATGAAGATTACCAGTATGCTTGCGCAGATTATGAGGCTTAAACAGATTGCATCTATCGCCAAGATTGATTTCGTTGCTGATCTTGCGGTGGAGCAATATGATTCTGCACCTGAGGATGAAGTTAATAACAAGGTTATCATCTTTACACAGTTTGTACCTGTTGCCAATGCCATTGCGCGTAGATTAGGTGCGGAGGCATTATGTCTAACTGGACAAGTAGAAGCTGGCACCGCTCGTACACAGATTGAGGATCAATTCCAGAATGATCCCAACATTCACTTCCTCGTATGCACGAAAGGTGTAGCACAGGAGGGATTAAATCTCACGCGGGCAGGATACGTAATCAAAGCTGATCTATTCTGGACACCGAAGGACCACGACCAGTGTATCGGTCGCGCATATGGACGGTTAAGTAATCTACATGGTGCCAACGTCACGTATTGCGTAGCTGATGACACAATTGAGGAATGGATTCAGGAGATTATCCATACCAAGCGTGCATTGATTGGTCAGGTTGTAGATGGACGTGTAGTAACTGGCGACGAGTCTGTTGCTGGCGAATTGCTCGCACGTATGAAGGAAGCGATGGGCGAAGCTAGACGTAACTTGAAGAAGGAGTAGATATGACAAACGTTGTGTACTTCTCACGCAGAGATAAGAAGTGGTCACCATTTCGTTGGCGCTGGACATTCTGGAAGTGGACGTGTGTGGATGAAATGGAATCCACAGCAAAGCTTCCAGAGAATATCTATCAGGGGGCCTAGCACATGATTACACTCCGACAGATGCTAGACGCAATGGCGATTCCATATGTGGATGATGGGTCGCCAGAGTTAGATTACGAGTTACGTATCACTGATCCTGATTTGGAAGGTGATGATGAAATCAAAGGTATGGTAAACGATCACGAAGAGAAGCGTATTGTCCTATCTACGGAGGTAATAGGATCATGATGGACCTACTCCCGTTGTACATGTTCTATCTCGTGAAGATGTTATGGTATGACGAGATGGATAAGCAATTCGATACTGTATATGTGGCCCCGCAAGGCGAAACGTGTATAGATTTAAGCACGGGTTGCCATACACAATACGAAATTGCACACTGGTATGATGCGACTGGAGGCGTAGCACCATGAATCCATTTGTGAATTCACAGTGGCGTAAGCTCACAGAGGTACTTGGCGTTATTCCTATAGAATTCAAGATTATTGCTATACAAATGGCAAAAGATGCTGTACGTGCAGGTGAACAAGCAATGGTTGAGTTCCGTACAAATGAGGATGCATTAACAAGAATCAAGAGATGACCATTCAACCACGCCACCTTACATGGTGGGAGCGCATTGTTATAGCTATCGGCGTATTCGTGTACGCAGGTTACGTGCTTGGAATCATTGGTGGTAGATACACACCATAACATCGCTAATAGATTTGTGGGTACACGCAAGAATCGTGCCAGCTTGACTTTTTTACAACACTTTATTACATTGGTAGTGACGGGCAACATATACACTAAACGGGAGATATACAATGTTCGACGCAACTGTGGCCGAAGCTGCGCATTGGTCCAGTATTATGAAGCAGTCTCTGCGTGGTGTATACGTGAAAGAGAGTACCGATATTCCTCCTGCTATTATTGAAGAGGCGGAAGTGTTGGAGAATCAGACCGTGATTGATGCCGGTGATCGTGTGTTGTTCTACAAGTAGAAAGATAGGAGGACACATAACTCAACTGGTAGAGTAGCGGACTTTTAATCCGCAAGTTGTGGGTTCAAATCCCACTGTGTCCATTATGAAAACATATGAGATGGTAATAGCATTCAGGTTTAACTGGCTACCATTCCTTATTGGAATAGTAATAGGGTATGTAGCGAGAGCATTGTGGGTTAGTTATGTAATACATAATGGGTACGGGAGATGGTAGAATGATGTATAGCTTTAGTTGCACATGTGGTGAAGATCAAGAAATAGATATCACCGTTACATACGGTGGTTCTTCTGGTTCGTTTGGCCTCCCCGAAACAAGTTATCCACCCGAAGGTGCCGAGTGGCACGTAGATAAAGATATCATATGTGAAGGGTGTGGGAGGAAATGGGATAATACTAGTATGAGTGAGAAGTTTGAGGATGATATACAACAGCAGATTGCTGAAGCACATTATGATCGTGGAGAAGAGGACTACGAGGGATAGCGTCCGTGTAAGCCTCCATATAGTCCACAGTAAGACTAGGGGAGGTTGCTCTATATGTTCAAGTCTCTTCGTAATCGCAAGGGTTTCATGGAACCAGTAACGTGGGCAGTTCTTGGTATCGCGTACATGACAGCAGCGTTTTGGCTTATTGTTCTCAAGATGAGTCAAGATGCTGGTGGTACTGTAGAGAAGTGGTTCTAACGTAATCTCCAGAGGCTTACACGGGCCTTACACGTAGGTTACACAGTTGAGGGTCATATGATTCATCTGGTGATAGACAATTTAGGTAGGCGTAAAGAATACGCAGAAGGTGATGCGTTATGGTTATTGGCCCGCTCCACAATTGTTGCGTGTGCAGTCCCGCATTACGATGATTCGCATACTGGTGCATTCATAGACAAATGTGAAGCTACAGTCTATCATCCCGGTACACGTAATAACCACATCATATCTATGGAAGATGTAGACTCACGTCTCAAAGAGCGTCCTGTTGTAGACACCGCAATCATGTGTCAACGTTGCAAACAATCTATCGAATCATGTACGTGTCCACCACGCGGTATACCAGCTAGAGGGGATGCGTAATGGCTAAGGTACCTGTACGTACAGCACAGCGTGTAGCTTTAGAAACAGGTAACGATCTTGTAATTATTATTGCGTGGAATCCTGATGGCAACATGACGGAAATTGCTACATATGGTGCAACTAAAAGTCTATGTAAGTATGCAGCAGATCGTGGTAGAAGCATCGCAAAGTTTCTAGGACTAACAATAGATGACTGATCTATCAGCAGATACGATAGCATTCTTAAAGCAGAGTGGCGAGAAGGCCGCCACCTATGGTCATATAATTATGGCGGCCCAAATACATGAAGCGATATCTACATTACACCAAGTATGTAATCAACTACCAAAAGGGGAGGATAACTATGAATCTCGTGTAATGTTTCTCAACGGCGCTATCAAGATTCTAGAGAAAGAATTACAACGCAACCTAGATAGCGCAATCACTCACTGGATTCTAGTACGGAGGCAATATGGCGCGAAAGAAACTACGGTGGCAGCAGACAGCAAAGGGTCGCAAGAAAATGAGCGAGATAGCGACTCTCCGACACGCACAGAAGAAGGCTGAGAAAGAAGCACAACGTACATTCGATACGGGAGATGATAAAGAACATGGCCCGCTCAAACTTGGCACGAAAGAAGAAGCATTCGTCACGTTCGCATGTGGATACATCTACTCCACAGTCGAAACATTCGCAACACGCTTTGGAATTCCTTTCGACACTCTTACCAAAAGAGTGGGAAGCTTTCTTTCAAACGCGCAGCGCAGGTAAACGCATGGGTTTGCGTATCATCTGCCCGCTGTGTGAAGGTACAGCACCAGACCATCTGAATTATTATCAACGGTGGCGTTGGATGAGTGTACACATTGCACAGCATAAACCTATGCGAGGACTCAAGTAATGAGAATTACTCAAGTGCCAGAGCAGGGTGATCTTGTACTCTTGAGGGATGGATTGAAGGGATCAATCCTACTCAGTAATGACGATGGTGGATACAAAGTTCCTAGTTTTGATGTGGAATCAGATACAGATTTCTGGCTGGTAGATTTGAGTGTACCGGGATTCACTTCACGATATGCGGTATTCGTGTGGTGGAATGGTAATTCGTGGACCGAATCCATCTCTGAAGCTGAGTTAAAGATACAGGTTGAGGCTGAGAGGAAATAATGTATGTACCGCAAAATCATAGTATCCGACGAGGATATAGCTCTAGCTAAGAAGATTATTAAGGAAGTAGTTTGGGAAGATGAAAAGAAACCATCACTCAACTTACTTCTAGCCGAAGCAGTACATGATGGACTTATGTCGATAAGAAACAACGTTGCTGAGGAACTATCGTAATATCCTTACGCAAACTAGAGGTAAGTATGAATCATGATTCAGATATCACACCTATATCAGAACATCAAGCATCAAAGAAAGTGGAACGACCAGCTGAATCAGCACGCTTTATGCTCAAGTGTCGTGATTACGAGGATGAAGTATTTACTTCGGATGCATACGCTCTTGCTATTCCCGAAGCGACAGCAGATGCTATCAGCAGATATGCGTATGACCACTATCCGGTCGGCTCATTTCTGGAGGCGGTCATTACAAATGATCTGCGTACAGCAATATGTTCTGCCGACCCCTATAATATGTATGCTCTGCCCGCAATCATTAAACTCATTTATAATACCGTGCCTGCAACTGCACGTGGGGATCAAAAGAAGTACGATAATTGGACACGCGGTACTCCATTGAATGGTAACTGGTGAGAAGGTTCTATCGTCGTCAAAGGCGACGCCATATACCGCCATTTGATCGTACACCGAGACAGATAGCAATAGATTATAACCGTTATATGAAACAGAAGTGTGTATTCGATATGACGTGGAAGCAACTAGTAAAGGAATCGTATAAGATAGTGCGACGTGATCCTATAAGAGTGCCTAGACATTAAACGACTTTTGTAAAAGACTTGACAAAGTGGGCCAATAGTGTTACCTTAGTCCTATAACCGCAGCAAACGCACACAATGGGAGATAAACAAATGTCCGACATTAAACGGCTAGACGATGTTATCAATCTAGCTACATGGCCGACACCAGAATTGAAAGCTAAAGTTTTACAGGTTGTTGATTCGTTTGACGACGATCTTGATAAAATCGGCTTCGATACATCCACCGTGACAGATGATTTATTCGACGAGATTGATGCCTTAGTAGAAGGTATCGAGGCTCCTGCCGTTGTGGAAGATGACGATGACGATGATGATGACGATGATGAAGTTGTAGAAGAGCCTGTAATTGCAGAAGCAGAAGATGATGACGACGAGAATGGTGATGATGATGAGGACGAGGATGAAATCGTTCTTGAATTAGAGAAGGATGACGAGGATGAGGACGATGAGGATGATGATGAAGATGAACTAGAGGAAGTGGTAGATGACGACGATGATGAGGATGAGGAGGAGGCGCCTACCCCGCCTGTTGTGCCACCTGTTGTACCATAGAGAGATTATATGTCCAGCGGGTCTGTAATTGACGACAAGATGTATCCGTGTATTAACGTCCGTGTGGAATCTCCTGACGGCACGATGTTCGTGACGATTATGGAGAATGGTGAAATGCCGTTCAAGGTTCTAGTACATATTGGTAAGTCTGGTTCTTCACTCGCAGCTTGGGCTAATTGTGCAGCCGAGTTTGTTGGTGAAGCTATTCCACGTTTAGGACTCAACACAGTAATCGGCAAGCTTCTAGGTATCTCGTCTGATAAAATTTCATACACGCCAGATTCAGAGGGCGGAGTTGTCACTGTAAAGAGTGGCCCCGAAGCGATTGCCTATGCACTTATCAAGTATAGATTATTTAAACATCGCGAGTTGTTACTCAGCTTGGGTGTAGAGGATGGCGACGATGAAGATAGCTACAGAGGTCCATCAGCGGCTTAGCGATAGTTTAATTATCATTCGTGATGAAGAAGGTGATACACCTGATTTACCGATTGGTAGTATTTCTTTACCTCAAGATGAAGAGATGGTGGAGCTATGGCGGAAGGGACTGGAAGCGATCAACCAACTGTTGAATCCGACGGCGAAGGTTTAAATGACCAATCCCGTCAAAACATTAATAACTTGGTCGCCAAGGTGGACGCCGTTATGGCTTCACCAGCTTCACGCGCATTGAAAGTATGGAATGCGTTAAACAAAACTGATCTTACAATTTGGGATTTGATGTGTTTCACAGTAGAAGCACAGGGTTTTATGGCAACGATGTTTCCACCATTTGGCCCGTTAATTAAAAATCTGAATCTGTCTGTGTATTCTACACATTATTTCCAGGCAGATCAAATTGCACAGTGGGAACAACCGTTACCTGAGAAGCTACCGTAATGGCCTATAGCAGATCGGTAAACGCAATCGTTAAAGTGCGCAGCTACCTTGATGAATTGGTAGATGCCAAAGTTAATATGGAATGGCGTGCCTCCGATCCTAACAAGTTTGCATATCAACTACGTGAAGGTATAGCAGTAGCAATGATCTATAAAGAACAGTATCCAACATACGCAAACCTACGTGATAAATTCTCCATCAAGATTCTCAAAGATCGTGTCGTAGCACAACTAAAAGATACCTTGGATATCCAGCCTGTGGCCCACGGCAGAATTACGCTGACAGGTGTGTCGTCTGTATTAGATATAGTAGCCTCCGCAGTACAACACAAAGCACCCACAATGCATTTCCCTAACGCATCCACGGCTGACGCTGATGTAGTGAAGCTACGCAAGTGGTGTGAGATTAGCGATTACGTATGTGAGGTTGACCAGTCAGGTAACGGTGTCTACCTAACGAAGAAATAAATGACCGCCAAACGTGGAAAGACCAAGAAGGAAGTTGTATTGTGGAAGGACGATGTGGATTGGTTTAATGAGCACTACAGAGAGACACCACTCTCTAATATCTTAGCTAGTTTGCTGCATGAATTCCGTGTAATGCACGGTGATAGGACACCGACCACTAATGCAGTTGCAGCAGCTAACAGTTTGAAGAAGATATTTGAGGGAATATGAAAGAGCGTTGGCAATACATAGACAAGGATGTACCACCAGGTTCAGTGGATCGTATATCATTACTGAATTATATGGGTGCAGATGGCTGGGAGTTGTGCTGTGAGTATCAGAATGTGTTCTATTTCAAGCGAGTGTTCAATGAAAGGGGCTGGTAATGGACCTCAAAGACTGGCCCGAAGAGCATTTAACAGATGGACAGCGTGGTGTTACTATTGCTGCAATTGATATTGTAAGTGAACTAATCAATAAGGGTAGAGTAAGTGCCTCTGTAAATGAACGTCGTGATCTTGGTGATGCAAAGGAGAAGTTAGAAAATGGCGGACGTTGAAGTTATACCGCGTACAGTAGTTGAACCACCCGTTATCCATTTCTTTGCGCGCATAGCAGAGCAACGCTGTGAGCGTGAGATTCTGGATAACTCTGCTGTAAAAGATTTCCGCAAGTGTCCTCGCTTCTATTTCTATCGGCACGTCATGGGTCGTTCACCTAAAGACGAGCCCCCCTATTTTCGATTCGGTTCTGCCTATCATAGATTCCGTGAAATTCTAGAGAAGAAATCTAGTGTGGCCGAAGGTATTGCTAGCGCCGTGAAGTTATTCAGAGCACGCGGTGGTGATCCAGTAGTCGGTTCACAATATGAATTCCTCACAGAATTACGGTTAATCAAATCATGCTCTGTTGCATTCGCAAGATGGGAGAAAGAAAAGAAGATAGGGGCAATCGAAGTTATATCAACGGAGCAGATATTCAATGTTGAATTACGAGATGGTTCACGAAGGGGTGGTCGTGCTGACCAGCTCACTAGGTGGGTTGGTAAATTATGGGGACGTGACTTTAAGACGACTACAAAGATGGGCAAGTACTACGAGAGATCAATCTATCCCAACGATCAGTTTGGTGGTTATACGTTCGCGGAAAGTAAGTTGGCAGGAGAACCAGTCCAAGGACAAATTGTGGAAGTGTTGTATAATACCAAGACACAAGGACCAGAAATCTCCCAGTTTCTTTCTACTTGGACAGAGAGTCAATTAGAGGATTGGGAGAACGAACAGTTATACTGGCATCACCAAATTGAAATCTCTCGTGCCAATGACTTCTGGCCCAAAAACGATAACGCGTGTTTCAACTGTAAGTTTCACAGTGTATGTAAAGCTAGTACCGAGAACATGGCAATGGGTCGGTTAGAGAATGACTACGTATACAAGCCGTGGAGATTTGAGGACACTGATGATGGAGAGGACTAGATGAAAATCTCGTTTATGAATACTACTCAAGCTGGTAATAACCTACACACGTACATGTACTTCAACGGACTACGTGTTGGTGAGATTCACTGTACACCTGTTGAGTTTACCGAGTTTACTCAACTCTTGCACGCAGGTAACGAAGCCACTGGTGGACAATCTGAGGATATAGTTATCCATGACAAACACTAAACCAAAAATGCTGGTCGATCACCATAACTTCCGACGACTAAACGAAGTACCGCCGGGAGAATCAGTAACATGGATGATATATGGACCAGCGAAAACAGGTAAGACATTCTTTATGGCAAGCGCCGGCGAGCGTAGTTTATTCATTAACAATGGCGCAGGGATTGAGACGTTACGATCCCCCTTATGTGTATCTAAATATCCAGATGTGGTTAATATGTTAACAGTGGATATCGAAGATCATTTTGATGATAAGGGTGAACTAGTATTACCAGCCCGCTTCGATATGACGAGTGACGCTATCGACTTTGCATTACAGGAGTATGGTGACCAATTTGATACTATTCTTATCGACGATTCAACATCTGCTCGTCGTGATGCGATGGCAAAGGGGCTTACAATTGCAGATAAGACTGGTAAGTCACATACGATAACTGAAATTATGGATAAGTGGGACGTAATCCTGCCCGCTGTACAAGACTACGGTATCGAGATGAGTCTTATCTTACAGTTTCTCATGGGTACAATTGATTTAGTTAAGAAACACAAGAAGCATCTAATTGTTGGTGCGCATGAGAGGCACACATTTCAGAAGCCTGCCAAGATTGGTGACCAACCTACACTCCTACGTTTACGTCCAGGCTTTACTGGTCAAACAATGCCAGATGACATAGGAGGACTCTGGGATGTATTAACCCACTCAGAAGCCGTAGGCGGCGGCTCAAATACTGTATATCGCCAACGTTTTAATGGAGACGAAATCCTCCAAGCAGGGTGCAGGTATGGTGGTGTATTTGAAACTGTTGAATCGAATGTGAGTTTTGTTAAGGCAGTTGAGCGTATTAAGGCGGCACGCTTAAATCCGAAAGCTGTGCCACGACGTTAAACCGATAAGACAAAAGGACTAGATAAGATGCCACGTTATAATTTCTCACCCGATGCCGTAAGCGCATCAATTGAGATTCTTTCCAAGGGTGAATACGAATTCATCGTTGGTGAACCGAAGAGCTTCATGAGAAAGAATCGGAAGGGTGAGGATTCCTACGGGATTAGATTCCCTCTCGTTCTTGCAGAAGATTCTAACGGTCATAAGAAGGGTACTCGTATTTTCTTTAACACGTATCAGCAGTCCGAAGGTGCGCAGGCGATTGGTAAACAGTTTTTGATGGCAGCTTTAGGTTACAAGCGTAACCAAGAATCTGAAAAAGAATTCAACGATGCGTATGCGGGAAAGGATTTCGGCTTCAACACCGACGATCAAACCGTTGGTGATGGATGGATGGAAGTGAAGGGTCAGAGAATCAAAGGTGATTTAGATGTAGGTATCAATGATGAGAACCAGCAACAGGTACAAGATTTCAAGGCTGGTTGTTGGTCACCGATTCAGTAGTTTAATGGTAACGTATATACGCGAAGCCAGAGCGGTACGGCTTATAAACCTAACCTCGCTTGGTGTGTAGGGTATATACGTTACCACTCGGCGCAAAGAGTACAATTATCTCCCGTACTCATGGGAACTCTGGATATGTGGCGGCCATCACGTATCTGTAGTTGGTAGGTTCGATTCCTACTTGCGCCTTATGTCAGTTTACGTGGATGATATGTATGCAGAATTCGGTAACATGAAAATGTGTCATCTAGTTGCGGACACACACGATGAGTTAATAGAGATGGTAGATAAGATAGGTGTGACCCGTAAATGGATTCAGCACGCCGGAGAAGTTGGTGAGCATTTCGATATTGCAATGTCTAAACGCAAGTTAGCGGTTGCTGCTGGAACCATAGAAATTACGTGGGGTGAAGTTGGAGAACGTGAGTATCGTAATCGACACAACAAAGAAGAGTTTATGAAGAAGTATTACTCGTCAAAGGTTGCGAATTCCAAGTAAGCGTAAAACCGTATGAGGTTATCCTTGAGTTGGGCCCGTGTGGTGGAATTGGTATACACAAGGGACTTAAAATCCCTCGGGAGCAATCCTATGCGGGTTCGAGTCCCGCTACGGGCATGAAATCTAACTTGAATTTTGAAGCGTGGAAAGAAAACGTTGAACGTTGGAAGGCTAAGTATGGCGTGCAACCAATACGTTCTTTCTCTATTACTAGCATCGTGGTTGTTAAGCGGTGTGCTAAATGTAACTCTGTACGGGTTAAGATGCATCGGCATCATAAAGGGCACGAGTATCTTTTTGCCTGCATCATGGAAGAACGTTATGCTCAACGCTACATCCAGTTTCATCCTGATGATGTGGATTGGCTCTGTGTTCGTTGTCATAAACGAGCGCATACGATTTACCAACGTATCTTGGTTCACTTGTGGGCCTACCTTGAGCGATGTGAGCTTAACAGTCAAATACCCACTTACGATCAGTTGGAAATCTATCGTAAGATGATAGTTACAACGTATAACAAATGGGTAACCTACAAGAAGAAACGACGAAAAAGGAGACGTAGCCATGCCAAACGCACAACGTGAAATTGAAGTACACATTCGTACACAGCATTTCAACGGTGATGTAGAACGTGATGGTAGTATTAGCATTCAGGATAAGGAATCGCGAGACTTTGTTCTATTGTCCGCTAAGCCAGAAGAAGTGGACGATCTTATAAACTTGTTGCAACTACTTAAAGAGGAAAGAGTCAAACATGGTTATGAGAGTCCCCGGAAGTAACGTTGCATGTGTACCGATCTTCGATCCAGATATGGTAGGGAGTTTATACGTACCAGATATAGCAAAAGAAAGATGCGATCAGGGTATTGTAAAGTACGTTGGACCTTTAGTACGGTGGGTAAAACCAGGTGACCATGTATTGTTCTCCGGTTATTCAGGAACACTTCTATCTGTTGAAGGAGAGGGAAAGCTCATTGTCATGCCAGAGCGATTCCTCCACGCCAAAGTTGACAGTCCCGATACGGACATTCCAGGTGTTTATTTTAAATCGAGAGATGGTATCTACTTCGTCGCCACATATGAAATGGTTATGGAATTGATAGCTGACGCATTTCAGGGTGCGAAGTGGTTACCAAGAAGGATACTTGATAAATCCGCCAGACGAGAGACAGATAAAGGAAGTCACTACATCTTCGCTGGACACGCAGATGAGGATATGGTGGGAGATGATTTACAGCCGCCTGAGAAGGAGTCTACCAATGCCGGGGATTAATGGTAGCGATTTGGAGAAGATGTTTACCTATCAGACACCTACGCCCGAAGCGAAAGAGCGTCATAGTTACATTGACGCAAGTGCGCAGAGCTTTGCGAAAGATATACTCGACAACGTACCAGAATGTCCAGAACAAACGTTAGCTATTCGTCACTTGCAAATGGCCCGCATGTGGTCAAATGCTGGTATTGCACTCAACCATGACAAGTTATAATGGATATCACAATTCATATACCAGACAGCTATCCAGAAGAGATGAAGGAAAAAGCCCGTATCGCTCTGGATGGCAAGACATTGTTTGTATCACATCACTGTGAAGATGATGATGTATCTGTAATGGTGGTATGGAATACTATACAACGTGTACCTACTGCATGTGTAGAGAGACAGATGGATGGTATCCTAGATAGAATGGTTGATGAAGAGAGAAAAGATATAATTAATGAGGCAATCAAACGTGTGGGAGGATCGAGTGGCAACTAAACAAGAAATGCTTGACGCTATTGCTGGTATGGATGATGATGAAGAAGTAAAGTTTTTATTTGAGGAAGAAGAGGTAGTATATGATCTATTCGATAGTGGACACAAGGATGGACAGTTCTATATCTATCTGAGGGAAGAGGCATGAAGTACGCTGGCCCATTTCTAATATTAATACTTAATGGTGTCTTAGAGGATGAAATAGTTTGTTCTCCTTGGGCACCACCTGAGATGACTGTTATGCATAGCAGAGTCACAAAGCGTATTCACGTTGTTTATCATGGGTTAAACTAATGCCCAAGCCAACACCAAATAAATCTAAATTCGCCATTGGTGATATCTATGTCCCAGACGAAGGACCAACGTCTAGTAAAATCCTTTTCGTTGGTGAAGCACCGGGTGAAAGCGAAGAACTTGACAAGCGACCTTTTATCGGTGCAGCAGGAAATATGCTTATCAATTGCATTATGCGCAACGGGCTTGCGCGCGAAGAGGTTCGACTTGCCAATCTCTGTCATTTTAGGCCCCAATACAATAAATTCGAGACGCTACTCGGGACAAGTGTATTACAGTCCGGGATCGAAGAGCTTAAACATTACATTAAAACTTATCGACCGAATGTCATTGTCGCACTTGGGAACTGGCCGCTCTTTATCCTTACGGGAAAAGGAACTGGTTACGCAGGCATTTCTGCGTGGCGTGGAAGTATCCTTCCCTACATCTTTGATGAAAAAATAAAGGTCGTACCTACATACCATCCTAGCTACATTGTAAGGCAGCGTGTAGATTATCCGATCTTCGATCAGGATATCAAGCGTGCTGTCATAGACTCTGGACATACTGATTTCAATTACCCACAACGTAATATCATTATTGATCCCAAAGACTTAGCGGTAGAAGAGTGGACGCAACAGCTATGCAACAGTGAATTCTTAGCAGTCGATATCGAATCAGTTATCAAGACTACACATATCCTGTGCGTAGGCTTCGCACCGAATCCATACACCGCAGTTGTGTTTCCATATACCGAATACAACGCTAACTTCATAGATCGTATTCTAAAATCTCGTGCCAAGAAAATATTCCACTTCGGTATCTTCGATACTGAGATGTTGTATCTCAACGGCCATGAAACAGAGAACTACGTCCATGATACCTTGGTGATGCAACATGTATTACAACCCGAGTTACCTCAAAGCCTTGACTATATCACGTCCGTTTATACACGAGAACCATACTACAAAAGCAGTGGTCGTGCAGACATACCGAAAGATCAGAAGGCTTGGAGCAACAAAACGAATCGCACGAATCTTTATCGTTACAATGGTAAGGATTGTTGCTGTACTTTTGAGTGCTTTATACCGATGATGGCAGAGTTGAAGCAAGAGAAGTTTATACCCACATACGAATATAAGATGGAACTTATCCCTGCGTTCGGTAGTATTGGACGTGCAGGATTGCCAATTGATATGGAGCGTCACACGTTACTCAAGAACAGTCTAACGAATCGTTACGAGACTTTGCAGTTTGTGTTTGAAAAAATTGTTGGTCATTCAATGAATGTTAAGAGCCCGAAGATTAAGGATTTACTCTATGTCGAGCACAAGCTCCCCGCAAGACGAAACAGAGAAGGATCACTCACAGCAGACGAAGATGCAATTGTCTCGCTTATTGGATTCGTTAAAAACCATATTGCAAGTCTCAAAACTGACAGGACACTCTTTGAGTGGGAGCGAAAACTCTCGATACTCACAGGTATACTTAAGATACGAGGTGTCCGACAGCTTATCTCTGTTTATCTCAATGCCCGTATATCGGACGATGGACGAATTCGATCTACATATAAACCTGCGGGTCCAGAAACTGGACGATCCGCTTGTCAAAAATATGTTGACGGTAGTGGATTCAACGCTCAGACAATGCCGAGAGAAGCTATTGAGGTAACGGAAGTAGAACTTAGAGCTACACCGACTATTAGCATTGATGATGTTGATGAGGAAGAAGAGGTTGCGGCGTGAGAGCATGGGCGATAGTTACAGCGATAATGCTGAGTATCATGGTTAGTATCCATCTCATATGGAATGTACCACTAGAACCCATGCTGATAGGATATGCAATGTCACAGATAACGTGGGTGGCGCGATGACAAAATTCGACTACAACGCGTCGATATATGTTCGCGTTATCATAGAACAAAATGACGAACGTCGTGGTGATATTAGTTTCATGATTAAGCCTGGTGAAACCACATTGGGTGAAATCAATGGTATGTTGATTAACTTGAAGCGCAAGATTGAAGAACGTCTAGATGAGATTTTCACCCACTACAGAATATGGAAAGATGCCCAAAGTTAAAATACGTAGTATGGTAACGGCCCGCTCCGGCTACGAACTATTAGCATTCGATCTGTCTCAAGCAGAGTCTTGGATTGTAGCGTTCGCAGCTAACGAACCTAACATGAAGAAAGCATTGATGTATGGAGATATACATTCACAAACTGCGGTTGCTATTTATCATCAAGAGGCAATTTATTGCGACCATACATGGGGAAGCGCACCCAATGATGGTAAGATATGTATACGGGAAGATGGATGTGGAACTGTGGTTCTTTACGACGAAAGATATTTGGGCAAGAAGTCTAATCATGCAAGTGCCTATGGGATGGAACCGCCAAGGCAAGTGGAGGTCATTAATAAAGAATCGGATAAGCCTCCTTATATCACAGTCAATCTAGATCAGACCAAGATGATGAATAGGGCTTGGCACGATTACTATAGTATCAAAGGTTGGTGGAACGAGATTCAAGAACAGTTACAATCTCAACAACGTGTACTATATAACTACTATGGATTCGCACGCACATTCTATCAGATTTGGGGTAATGAGTTATTCAAGGAAGCATATGCCTTCAAACCACAATCCACCGTCGCAGATCATTTCAATGGTGCTACCCATCCCGAGCTTGGGATTCGTGGTGGTTTCCTTGAACTTTATAAGAGACATGTCAGAGACAAGCACTACTATGAAGTCATTAATCACGCTCACGATTCAGTGTTACTCCACATACCTAAGCCCGTGAGTGAGGACCTAATTTATGAAATCCGATCTATCCTTGAACGCCCGCTTGTCGTGGAAGGAGAGACTTTCACAATTCCTGTTGATTGTGAGAGGGGGGAGAGATTTGGAGAGTTGGAGAAAGTTAAATGGAGGAAGGCTGCCTAAATGGAAGATGAAGATTTCACGATGGTTCTTGAGAGAACATGAAGGTGAAATTATCAAGCCGCCGTGGATGGGGATTGCGTATCATCACTTTGATACGGATGTTGAAGTCTTGTATCTCATCCCTTTTAATTTTATTATTGCTTGGATTAGGAACCTGTATTGTTATATTCGTTATCAGTATTCCCCCTTTGCGTGGGAGAAGAAACTCTACGCAGCCAGAGCAGCGGGATACAGAAGTGCATTAGAGCAGAGACAGTGGCTTGATAATGATAGACTCAGGCATGAGGATGCTAGACTTCAGAAAGCACGCGAGGATGGTTTCGTTTCTGGTTGTGATGCTACAGTAAGACTAGTTGAAATGAGGATAAAGGGCGATGTTTGAACGTCACTACTTTAAAATCAAGAGCGAGAAACTCCAACAAAAGGTACAGGAGTTTACTAAGTCTACACGCTTCTGGACTGCCTATCCTGCCGATACTCTCGAAACTGTGCTTAAGCACTATAACATCCTACCTGCTGAATATCGCTACGCCCATTTCAATCCCGATACAGAAGAAGCAATCTTTGTTGGCTCGCCGTACATTCCTGAGCGTGATCTACCCGAAGGTGTAACTATACTGCCAGATACTGGCATACAGCAACCACTAATTGGTGATGTTAACGCTCTTAGAGCATTACCGAAGTCACCTGATGAAAAATAAATGGCCGAATATAAACGGAAGTGTGAAAACTGGCTTACGACTTTTGGAGAATGGACACTCCCAAGATGCGAAAGCCCAGAGTCATTTGTATTCTGGTCCGGACTATTCATATTATCGTCAGCTTTACGCCGACAGGTTAAGGTACCTAAGGAATATCTCGGTTCGTGGGAGTGTCCCCCACATTTATACATCATCTTTATTGGTGATGCGGGTAAGGTACGTAAGACTACAGCTGCAAATTTTGGTAGCGAATTGCTGGATGAAATTCCGTTCATTAAAAAAGGCCCTGCGATTGTAACACAAGCAGCATTGATGACGAAGTTAGCAGAGGCTCAAGATGCATCGGTGTATCTTATATCAGAAGAGTTCTCTGACCTTATCATGAAGTCTAAAGATGACATGTTTCAGTTTCTCACCAGTCTTTTTGACGGGCGCAAATCCATTGAAGCTACAACTACTAGTAGAGGTATCGAGCTTGCCATGCGACCGTGCGTTAATATGCTGGCAGCTACTACCCCACAATGGATTGCCGGAAATATGCCGGAAGCTATTATCGGTGGTGGTTTTGCATCACGCGTGATCTTTATTCAGGAGGAAAAGGTACGTCAACGGAGAATGTACTATCGTAAGGTGTACAAGCAAATCAACTTCAACAAGTTGCGTGATGATCTATTAGCGGACCTAGCATACATTGCAGAGTTTATTGCTGGAGATTTTGCACTCACAGAAGAAGCAGAAGAGTATATGGAAGCGTGGTATCAAGCACACGCTGAAGGTGAAATTGATAACTACAAGTTATCGGGTTATTACCAACGTCGTCCAGCACATATTCACAAGATTGCCATGTTGTTGCACATTGCCCGCAACGACTCTTTAATCCTTGATATATCGGATTTTCAGAATGCCATTGCCATCATTCAAGGTATCGAACGGAATCTCCCGAAGGTGTTTGAAGGAGTTGGAAAGAACCCGTACACGTTTGATATCCACAGAATGCGCGCTTTTATTCATCAATCCGAACCTGTTGCGCACTCGGAGATACTTGGCGCGTTCTCATCAAGTGCTGAACCTCGCAAGCTTGAGGAATTGTTAATGTCGTTGGTAGCTATGGAAGAGATTATACAATTCAAAAGGGGAAGCACAATTTACTATGCCTCCCCCACATTCGTCATTAGAACATCTGATAATAACAAACCTAAGTTTGATCCTAACAATATTGAAACGTGGAATGCTTAAATGCGCTGCCCAGAATGTTCTAAACAAGGTAAAAGCCACGTTGTATTTGTTGGCCCCACACGTATTACATTAATGGGCTATGCTCGATTCTACGATCAAGATGATAAGTTACATGACCATAACCCAAATAGAACCACAATAGATTACAGCTGTTCAAATAACCACACTTGGGAAGATGTTAGTGGTACCATATGCTGGTGTGGTTGGAGAAGTAGATATGCTTAATAAGCTTGTCCCGGCGCTGGTCTTGGCGGCCGTCCACCTGTGGATTCAAACGCAGCTTGTCCTAACTTTCCAGCCTTGGCGGAATGAAATGCGTTTATCATTGCATCAATCTGATAAGAGAATGGCATGTAAAGATGTGGCCCCTGCCAATCACCATTCTTATCAAGAGGCAGAATCTGTTTCAACTTACGCATTGCTTCACTCTTCCGCATCCCCCGTCCTGTTAGCGCATCCCAAACTGTGCGCGAGGATTCTACAAGGGGACCTCCTAGATTCGTCGCTACTGGAACTACAGGCGCATTATCGTCAAATAGATTCGACCCTGGAAATATGTACCAGTTGCCAAGATCCAAACCAGTTGCATCTGCTACTTTTGACAGTCCATAGGTAAATGCAGCGGCTCGTGCAATTTTGCCACCACGTTCTGCTAATGTACCCGTAGTAATTTGACGCCCAATATTGCGGGCTTGGAAGGCTGACCATGTACCGAATTGTCCAAAAATCCTACCGGCTAAATTCCCTGAATAGTGGAGTCCATTCGACTGACCAAACTTCCCAATTATTTGTTCTTGAGCAATTTTTGCCAAGTATACCGACGCTTCATCAAATTTTGCAGCAGTTACCAGTCGATCATATTCTTGTTGAATTGGTAATTCAAAGGCATTTAGGCCCACCTCCTTATACGCAGCGGACTTATTCAGAATCTTACGACTCAGCTTTGCTAGAGCGGCATCTGAATCCTTTAAGAACGTAAGATATACACCAGCGTGGGCAAATCTATATGCAGCAGGCTGCAAAGATACATCCAGTCCTACTTCTGCAATGCGATTTGCCCCGCGAATTGCTGCTGATGGATCAAGTGTCGCTCCACGCTCCGCAGGATTTTCCAATATCAAAGCACTACGCTCTGGCACTACTCCACTTTCTACTAGCGAACGTGTATTATGGAGCGTACCTCGTGCCTCTGCACCCAACAACCCATACTGAAGGAATTTCCTTGTTTTATCCAATCCATGTTCAGTAAACATTACACCGACATTAGTAACGAAATCTCGTACACCTGCAAGTGGTTTGGCTCCCTGTGCGGCAGTCTCACCAATTAAACCAATAGCATTCGCAATCTTCTTGGCGTCGATGTTTAACCCAAGATGACCGTTGATGAATCTATCCAGCGTTTCGTTAATCACACGATCAAACTTCGGTGTCACATTTTGTACATCACTGAAAAATCTCTGCAATGAATTATGTACAGCTACCTTACGTCCATCATTCGGTAATGCCTTCAACATTGTTTCTGCTGATTTCTTAGCTGCATCAAGAGCAGGCATAAGGTGGTCAGCTTTAAGGCCAGCGCGAGTGTATCGCACGAGAGCCACAACGGGGTCCCGCTCGTAGGTGTCAATCTCACCTGTGCGTGCCATCCGTGCGTAGAAATCAGTATCAACATTTCCAAACCCCGAAGAGAATTCTCTTACAGTAGACGGCACGAATAATCCCTCTTCGTACAATCTAATGTGTGTCATGTAGTGGCCTAATCTACGGCCGTCTGGAATGTTGAACGTATCGGCAAAGTCGTTATATGCTGTCTCCAATTCTTTCAGCAACATATCCTCTTGCGGACCAAACTTGTTCTCCTTCATAAATTCCTGCCGCGACAATTCACCCTGACCATCGCGAGCCATACGCGAACGTGCTAAACGTAGCGACGCACCCTTATCACCCTTGAGATTATCTACACGATCAATTGCTTCAGCCAAGATGGGATTCTCATGTAGGCCCGCCTCTAGTTTGAGACGTAAAATCTCGTTCTCATACTCGACAGACCCTCTCGACATTCCTTCGGTAGCTTCACGTCTCGCAGCCCTAAAATCATAAATCTCACGAAGATCTACTTTGTTATCTGATAACCAATCTCCTAGTTCTATTTCTCCCGCTCCAAGCTGTCTATGTTTGAAGTACAAGTTGATAACTTCATCAGGACTCATAGCTTCAAGTGCTTCACCAACTTTGACACGGCGTTCTGCGCCAAGCGTTCGTGCCATATTCTGAATACGAATTAATCGCGGTTCCACCTTACGCATATTAAATGTGAATGCATCGTATCCACCTTGCACGACACGGAACACATTGTTGAAGAATGAGGTTTTCCCTTGATACGTAATATCGTGATCTAAGAATAACTTGTTGTTAGTTACTAACGCCTTACCAGCGGTTGTAGCTCTTGCAAGTAATTCCTGCAATTTGGTTACAGCAGGAGGATCATACGGCAATTGGTTAGGTGGCAATGGACCACGCGGTGTGGATAAATCACCACCAATTACCCACGGTGGAATAGGTCCATTCGTAGAACCACCATCGAATTCAATACCACGTTCGCTACCAGCCTTATTAATGAAGTTACGTGCCTCAGCTAACGTGCTAACTTGGCCCACTTTCTTATTTGAATTCACATCACGGAGGATTACTTCTCCAGACTCCGCACGCTCCAAATACAACCCTGCGCGACCAGCACGGTCAACAACACGATGCAAACTAACCCTATCTTCCAACTGACGACGCTCAAGCTCGCGGCCATATTCAGAAATAGCGCGCCTGTATACCTCAGCATCTGACCCATTCATATCCTTGAGAAGTTCTTGCGAGAACCTCTTAGCAAACTGTTGCTTGAGTCCTTCTACGTTACCTAACTTGAATTCCTTTGCAAAATCATTTACACTCTCATCAAACGATTTACCATTACCCAATACTTCTTTAAGTTCTGAAGGCTTAGTCTTAGCCTCACGAATAACTGTGTTCTCAACCTTACCAGTCTCCAACCTAGTAACATAGTCTTTCCAGAAAGTTAACTCGGCGTCAATGTTACCAAGAAACTTGTTCTTCGTCTGCATAGATTCTAGTTCATCTACCTTATTCCTTGCACGATCTAGCTCTGTAAACGCTCCACGATTAGCCTCTGGAATTGGCTCTTTCATCGCACGTAAGCGTACTAAATCCTTGGCTTCATCACCAGTAAGAGGCTCTAGAATATCACGCCCCGTTGCGGGGTCTTGTCCGTGTACCGTAGATTGTTTAGTCTCAAGAGCCTGTAATCTAGCAGTTTCCTCAGGAGTTAACTTGTGTGCAACTGTAGGATCATCAACTTGTCCAAGAATACGCTTTCTGAAATCTTCATATAGACGTGTAGTTACAGCTTCCTTTGTGGCCGCAACGAATGCTTCTTTGTGATTTATGTCTGTCAAATCGTTAACGTCTACGGTGTATCGCTTACCAGTAGCCATAGTTTCTACGATGGCATTTGGTCCTACAAACTCCTTGATGCGTACATCGTTGCCACCATGATCTGCAATCTGTTCTTTGATAAATCCTGTACGTTGAAAGTCTAGAACGTTAGCTGGTGTACCAGCAGTAGGAATAACACCCTGATCTAACTGCTCAAATGATTTTTCTAGATGTGCATTAACACGCTGTCTCATCTGCGCAATATCAGCGAGACTAGTTTGCTCATCATCGGTTAATTGATCTGTTAGCTCCTGTAACTCTTTCTCATACGAAATCCTGTTCAACATATCCTTCTCAGCGGATTTCGCAATGTACTCAGGAGATTTCTCAGACCATAATCCACGTCTAGCTTCTCTGGCTCGCCCACGAGCATCCATGAATCTAAGCTGCTGCTGTAACTTAACAACTCTATCAGCAGTACCAGTTAATCCAATAGCTTCAAGTGGTGCTGCTTGTGGACGAACAAGCTCGCCAAGATCGGCAGACTCACCAGAAATTAATACGTCATTCAGAATCTCAGTAGGTCCAGCACCCGGTACTTTATGAACAGTATAGTTAAGGTGTGGATTATCTGTTTGAATCTTAGTTAATTCTTCATCAGTTACACCACGTATTACATTTGTCTCGTGTGGTTTCGTAACCTTAGCAATAGCCTGATTGAGAGTCTCCGATGTAGCTAACGCATCTACACGTTGCACAACATCGGGTAATAGATCAAGCTGTGTAGCCTTAAACTGTCTATAGTTGGCAAGTTGTCCAGCTAACTTAGCCATCTCTAGTGGTTGATTTGGTGCCTTCGTAACAACACCGATACCACCAGTAATCAATGTAGCAGCAGTACCAATACCAGCAAACATGAATGCAGATGCTAACATCTGTGATGCTTGATCTGGACTATCTGCACCCTGAATCATTCCATATGCTAGACCAGCAGCGGCGCCAGATGATGCATTAGTTAGAGCACTACGTACAAAAGGACTCCGAACAAAGAAATCTTCTTGTGTAACAGCAGCAAGACGTAATGCCTGTGTGGAGATAGATGAGGGTACACCACGCGGTAATGCTTCAGCAGCAATTAATGCAGCCTCGTCTGTTAAACCACCTAATGCAGCACGCTGGCCCCGCAACATCAATGCTTCTACACCTGAATGCGCACCCTTAGCAATGGCGAATGCTACACCGTTTGCAATAGTATTAACAGTAGCAGTTGCACGTTCCTCTGGATTCGCAGCACGGATACCAGAAGGGTCATCAAACTTAGTACCAGAGATAGTAGTAATAGCATCCAATGCTGGATCAACAACAAACCCCTGTATTAATCCATCAAATGCTTTACCTGGATCAGTCTTGAATTCATGCATCTGGGCACCAATAATATTCTTGGTACCAGTTAATACACCACCGATAGCAGTCATCGGATTCTGACCCATTGCATCAGCGAACATACCAACGCCACCGAAGAAATTCTCGGCCTTCTTACCTAAGATCGCAGCCGTACCGGGACCAGTGTATCCGTGGTCAGCAAACATTTGATTACGCTCTTGATCTGAACCTAACCAGTATCCTGCCCAATTGTTACCAATAGTTTTTACACGAGTTAATAAACTTGGGCGTGTAGGTTCAGTAGCAACCACAGTCTCATCTGGCGCATCGTCAGGAAACATACCACCCAACGGTGATGTATCTACTGGCGGCGCTGCCTGTGTGGTATCGTCAGGAAATAGATCAGAAAGTGGTGTAGTCATTGAATAATCTTCTTAGCAATTAGTTCATCAAGTACAGCT